TGAAACCTACGGGACTTTTAGGCAAGAAGATTCAGGAGAAAGTGTAGGTGGACGGTATGTTGAAGAAAATGAATAAAAATACAAAAAGTAATTAATTTCTTAAATAAAACGAAAGAAAAAGAAAAATTATTTAATCATTTTCTATTTTCTTTTTTACTTTTTTGTATTTATGCGTGAAATCGAGCTTAATAATTTCATCGATTGCTCTTTCAATTTCTCTATTGTTTTCTTCATCAGAAAGTTGATTCGAAGTACGAGCAATTCGATCAAGATAAGCGCAAGAATTATAGCCTTTATTTGTGTCAAAGTTATACCATTCATCAAATTGATCAAATGGATCAAAAGGATTATCGATTGTTGTTAATGCACAAGCTTCCAAATTGCTCACCTCCTTTAACTTCTGATATAGCTACTAACTGTAGAACTAGAAACGCCAACTGCATCTGCAATTTCTGCAATTGTATAGCCAAGTGCTTGCATAGATTTAATTCTATTAACCTTAGTCTGAGGAAGCTGTGCTGTTGGTTTTGGAGTAGCAAGTTTTCTGACTTGGTCTTTGTCTGCATAACGGAGTATCTGGGATAACATATTATCACTAATAGCACCAGCCTGAATAGCTTCCCATTCTTTGTCGGTAATTTTAATCTTTGTTTCTTTTCCGCTTGCACCTACAGAACCACGGGCTTCTTCAATAGCCAATTGAGATAATTTTCTAATCTCTTTTTTAGTCATATCGGGATTAGAATCTGTCTGTGCTTTAATGACAGTTCTTGCTAAAGCTTGAGCTTGTCTTTCTCTTGGTGCATTTAATGCAGCTAGTCGGAGCTTAGATTCTAGACTATCTACTTCAGGCTTATAGGTTTTTGCAGAAGTGGGGTTTCTTTGCAGACGGGGGGTACTAGCCAACTCTTTCCGGGCACGGTTAGCAAGGGCTTTCATTTTATTTGCATAGTCAGCATACTCTTCTTCATTGGGGGTGCCAGAAGAAAGAGAGTGCACATCGGGGGTGTTAAGAATGGTAGAGACTTTAGTTGTAGCTTTAATTACCTTGCCAGTCTTGGCATCAACATAAGTTCTTCCACTTTCTTTATAGATAAGCTCGCCAGTTTCAGGATCAATCCTGGGACTTCCTTTTCTTTCAGGAACAGCAACTGTTTGCTTTCTTCTAGAAAGAAGAGTAGAAGCTCCGCCTTTTTGCTTACCATCTTCTGTGGTATACCCCTGGTAGCGCTTCTTTAAAGTAGCAATGTCCTGGTCAATCTCGGATTGCTTATAGTCAAGCTTATGCTTATAAGCATCAATGACAACCATGGAATGCTTAACCGCTTTTGCAATGTCAGAATCAGGTGCACCCTTTAAAGTCATATCCGTGATAAGATTCGAAATCATGCCCATTTCTTTCTGAACTTCAGACTTCTTCATTAATCGAACATTAGTCTTGCCTTCAGTCGAATATGCAATCTTAGGCTCGAATCCTTCAAGCTCCTTCAGAGGCTGCTTGCTTTTGATTCTAGATTTAGAACCAATAGGAATGACGATAACCTGGTCACCATCGAAGTCAGCACCAGAAAGCTGAGAGGCAGATTTTGGAGTGATGCCAATAGCATCTGTCACATTCTTACCAAGAGTTCTAATAGCGCCTTTATTCTTATTGTTAACAGTTAAGACAGGAATTTCAAAAACACCGCCATGAGGATAACGAATAAGGGCAACCTGCTCACCATCTTTATAGGTGGGAGCATAAACTTCATTATCCCTTAGAGTGGTAACAGGCAAAATAACCTTTGTAGACTGTCTCGGAAGAGCAGCTGCTTTAAGATGAATAGCTGCGCCATCGCAAGTATCAGCAAAATCCTGTAAAAGCTTTTTCTTTACGGTAGGATTTTCCAAAGCAAGAATAGAAGCAAGCTCATCATCGTACTCTCTATAGGTTAAAGTCAATTGCTGTTTAACCAAAGAAGTAGGCTGCTTAGAAAGAAACTGAGAAGAAAGGTTTCGGCTCATTGTGTCCCAGTCGCCCTCTTCTTTTAATTTATTAATAGCCGACAAAGATTTTCTTTTTCCTGTTACAGGGTCCACATACTTTCCATTTGGATCATCATAATAACTCTGACCGTCAGCTTTAATATATGCACCAAATGGATTTTTAGGGTCATCACCAATAGGTTTTAAAACTTCACTTTTCGGAGTTCCAGACTTTTTGTTGGTATTAAACATAATATCAACACCATCAGGAAGATCGTCCGAATACATAGCCATACCTTTCAAGTAATGACTACCGTCAACTAGAATTCGCACCTGCGCATAGTGTGAATTCCCTAAATCCAAATCTTTTACGCCTCTTCGAATCTCAATAACGCCATCTTTATCGACGCCACCTTGATCTCCATATCGAATTCCTACACGGCTAGAATCGATACTAGCAGGATATTCTCTTTTATTGAAAGTCTTTCCTCCATCAGTAGAATGATATTCATCAACTGTCTTGATTAAAGACGGATTTTCATAAATATCACGCTGCTGTTCATTTAAAGGCTTATCAGATTTAGAAATTAGTTCATAAGTTGTTTGCTGACCTTTATTTGTGGCTTGAGAAATACCTACACCAAAGTGAGAATATCCTTGAGTTTCCAAAATAAACAATGCTTCCTGCAAAGTTTGTCTAGAAACACCAAGTTCCAATTCAACACCGGCGCCCACATCCAAAACACCTTTTTCGTCAAGCTCTTTTTTGAGAATTTCAGCAGTCTCATCAGCACGATTTTTTCTAGCTTTTGTATTTTCATTCAAAAGAGATCGAACAGACGAATCATTTGCAAATCCAAGTTCTGCTGCAATCTGATTAAGACTTAATCCGTCTTCTCGCAAAGACTGCGCTTTAGCAGCCAAAAGAGCTCTTCGTTCATGATTTGCTCTTCGATACTGCATGCGATAATCAGTTGTAGTCATACCAAGAGTATCACAAATTTGCTTTTCACTCATGCCTTGGCTTTTAAGTTCGTTCACTCGACTCAAAAAGTCGCCAGAATGCTGATACGGCTCTTTACCGCTTCCCCATGGATAGCGGCCAGACCGTCTTTTAACACCATAGTGCATTAGGTATTCGTCCACTATCGTTCCCATAGGGGTCAATCCTCCTCAGATCTAAGTTTAGCAATAATTTTGTCTCCGTTAACAATCTTTTTCATAATGTCACGGATAATCATAGGATCTGCTGTTTCTTCTAAGATTTCATCATTTTGATAAATTCTTAAAATAATTTCAATTTCTTCAGGTTTGACTCGATACTCTAAACAAAAAAGAGCCGCATAAATTCGAACTTGCCACATGCTCGCTGGTTCCACGCCAGTTTTAAGATCATGAATTCTTAAAATATTATTTCTAAAGCAAATGGCGTCAGTAGTTCCAAAGCAATTCTCGGAATAAAAAAGTGTGACTTCCGGGCTCATGCCAAATCCAATAGCGTCATTGACATATCGGTTTAAAGTTTTCCTAGAGCCAGATAACTTTTGGCCGAGTCGAATGCACTGTGCTGCAAATTCATGCAGTTCTGTTCCTCTAAGTTTTGCTAAATACGAAATATATTTTTGCTTTACTTTTTCAGGATCGTAATTAAGCCAATGATATTGACTAGCACCTAGAAACGCGTGCTTTCCGGCTAGGTCTAAATGTCTGTAAAATTTCATCCAAAATCTCCTTTTTATTTTCAGGATAGATAAATCTAGAAAAAGACATTTCATTCATAAGGTTAACATAATAATCTTGGTTGGGTCGATGAGATGCACCGGTTTCTCTTTTGCATTCCAAAGAAAACCAAGTTTTTCCATACAAAACCAAAATATCAGGAAGGCCTTGCCATTGGTCCATTTTAAAAACCATACAGCCAGGAAGAAGTCTTTTTAAATCATCTATTAGCTTATCCTGAAAACCACTCTCAAGTCGTCCACTTCGCATAGTCCTTTCTCCTTTCAACAAAGAAAAGAGAAAGTGTACAAAATGTACCAAAAACACTAATTTTGTATTAAAATAATAACATATAGTGTTTTTCTCTTTCTCTTCATAAAAGAGCATGTTTTTTTCGCGAAGAAGATTCAAAAATATATAAGTTTATCAACTTCAATATCAAAAGCCAAAGCAATATTTACAACGGAACGAATAGTCGGGGTCGCATAGCCATTTATAAGTTTACTAATCGCACTTTGACTTAAGTGTGATCTTACTGCTAGTTCCTTTTGTCCCATGTCATTAAGCTGCATATATCGTTTTACGTTTCTAGAAAAAAGTTCTCTGAACATTAAATCTTCATTTACATATGGCATAATAGTTCTCCTTATAAAATATAAGCATCGTAATTAATTAATTCATCAGCACTAACTTTTAATACTTCGCAAATAGACATAACATCTCTTACACTTGGAACTCTATTACCACTTAAATATCTACTAAGTGCGCTTTGAGAAATCTTCGCTTCTTTTGCAAGTCTTGACTGTGTATAATTGATTTCATACATAATATCTTTTAGATTTCCTGCAAACATTCTGCACCATTCTTTTTCTGACTGAAACATATTTGCTCTAAACACAAAAAATCACCCTTTTGATAAAATATTCCTAAGCGCATAAAAAAATATTCCTAAGCGCATACCCCCTTTATTTATATTTATAATTTTTAAAATTTTATATCAAATAATAGGGGTATGCGCTTAGGAAACTGAAAAAAATTTTTAACGGTACAACGTCAAAAAAAAAATTTCCTAAGCGCATAATATTCCTAAGCGCATAAAAAATATTCCTAAGCGCATATTTTAGGAATTTTTCCTATTTTTGGCAAATTTACCTTCAAAAATTATGCGCTTAGGAAACTGAAATTATGCTGATAGGAAACTAAAATAAAAAGAAAAGAGCCAGCGTTTTTGGCGCCAGCTCTCATTTTTTAACCTTCAGGTCTAGTCAGGACGAACATTCCGACGATGTTATCCTCCATATGAGAAGCCGAATCAGCGAACTCAATCGCCTCATTGGCAAGGTTACCGATGTCCTTGAACTTCACGATCTTCTCAGGGCCAAGAGTTCTTTGATTCGCTGCAGATGGCAATTGCTGGCTCGAGCAACTATTATACCCAGCTTGTACCCAATAGCACCGCAAGTCAGAACCGCAGCACCAGTACCAATCACGATGATTGCCTTCTTGTGCTTCTCCACGAATTCCTTCATCTTGTCTTTCATTTTAATTACCTCCATAAACTTAGTAAACCTTATGGTTTCCATAATATAAAATGTAATATTCGCGAAAAAGAAAAGGCCTAGTGTTTTCTAAGCCCTCTCTTTTTCATTAAACCTTTCTGATCGCTAAAGCCCTTTGTGCAGCATTTTCAAGCATGGGTTTGAGATTCAGATTTGCCAGCAAGCAGCAGTTGATCGCGTTCTTCCAAGAAGTATCCATCTTCTTTGCCCCCATAAAATATCCGCTCAGGAACAAGAAGCTGGTGACCCCAATGGTGATGGCAATCGCCTTTTTTGCTTCAACTTTGAATTCGTAAACCTCAGTATTTTCCTTAAACATGAAAATCTCTCCTTAAAGTTTTAGTAAACCGTATGGTTTCCATAAAAGAGATTGTTAATTCTGCGAAGAGCTTACAGTAGTCTTAATGGCTTCTTTATTAGTGCTTGACTTTCCAATACCCATCATCATTTCAGAAAACTTGATAATATTGTTAAGGCTATCTTTACTTCCGTCCTTATACCCTTCATTATATCCGCCTTTGTAAGTATACATAAGAACAAGAAGAAAAATAGCACCCGCAAAAATATAAATAATCCAGTCCATGATTAATTCTCCTTTCGTCCTTCAATAATTTTATCAATATAAACTTTCGCTTTCTCCAAATCCTCAATGCCATTCTTCTTATCCCAGCGAAGAATATACTTAATAGCATTTCCGGCATAAAAAGCTTCAGCACCAGAAAGGTTCTCGGTAAAAGCCTTAATAACATCCCAAACTTCCATATCACCTTGATTATAGTGGTTAGGATGATTTACGGAACTAGAGGGTTCGTCTTGAACGATGACGTCTTCGATATACTTTTCAGGCAAAATATAACTTTTTCCATCATAGTCCACAATTTCTACAGCAATCGAACCATCCTCATAATCGGTTACTTTTTCAACTCTGGGAGGATTGACCTCAAAATCTGCGTACACTTCTTTTGGGATACCATAAACACTATCTTTAAACTTATCTTTAATAGACATATATGGCTTAACTTCGATTAAGTCCCCAACTTTCATTTTTATTTCTCCTTACTAAAATAATAACTAATAGAAGCTGAGCAAGTCTCTCCATAACTAAACTCGACTTTTCTAATAACATGAAAAAGGAAAAGGCCATCAAGATACCAAGTCTGACATTTCTTTTCACCAACTTCAAGACTTTCCGGATAGCAGTCAACAGTTACTCGTTTTCCGATATCCTTTTCAGTGAGCCCATATTTTTTAATTTCTTTTAAAATAGCTCTTTCCAAGTTTTCTCGAACATTTTTAGAAGCCTTCATAAATACGGATTCTTCACTCAAAATATCAAAAGACTTGGGAGGTTCAAAAGTGTCTTCATTTTTCTTTTGAATAAATTCTTCCGGAATATAAATAGCCTGACCCTTTTTATTAGCAATAGAATAAGTTCGTCCGACAGGGTTTATCAGTTTTATTTCAAGTTCTTTTTGGACCAAAGACTTATACATATTTTTAGGAATGCCATAAGCAAAATCCGGATTATCCTTAACCGCGTTCCATGGCTTAAGCTGAATTTTGTCGCCAATTTCATAGTTCATTTAAAATTCCTCCTAACGCTTTCAATAGCCGATTCCAAAACATACCAACCAGGTATATCATGAAAAGTAGACTTAATGGCAGTATCTTCTACATAGTAGCATAAATCAGGATATGTATCCTTGTCTCTTGCTATTGAAATTACTTTGAGAAGTCTTCCATAAAGTTTGTTCCATCGGTCCATACCAATACCAAGCGTATCAGTATCCTTCACTTCTTCCCAAGGTTTCAAAGTGACGTAATCACCGACTTTAATGTCCATATTTTTTTTCTCCTTTCAAATATCAAGCTGGTCGACCCAAGCATATTTCTTATTGATTTCAGCCATTTTTCTTTCAACCCAATCTCGAATCGGGTCTTCAGGAAATATAAACCTGTCAAGGTCATAAATGGTATACCGCTTTTTAGGCGCTTCAGAAGTATAAAAAGAGTCAATGGGCTTGTTATCGGCATAGAGTGTATAATTACGAGATGTGACGTATTTATCAAAAAGGTACTCTCTCTCTTCTTGTGTAGTCATCACGCTTACATTATGCAGCGCATCGGCTTCATTGATTCTTTTCTGAAGATAATCAACAGCGTTACATTGAGCTTCCATCCGCATCATAAGCTCATCGGCAGAAACCGTATTGCAGCATTGCTGGATTCTTGTATCGATGAATGTTGCATCATTGCAAAACTGAGTTTGAATGCCAAAATAACTATAAGGATTTGCTCCAGTCATAAGCCCCATCATAGGTAGAGCCATAGGACAATAGGCATAATTCGGCACGCTCGGAAAATATGCTGAATACATTTTACATAAACCCCTTTATGATTTCGTACTTTTCTTTAGGCAAAATATGCTCGCAAGAAAAATCAAAAGGTCGTTTGTAAAGAGTTTCGTCATACTCTTCCATGTCATTGAATTCTACTTCAATGAAAATATCATTTTGAATACAAAAGCGTTGATAGTTTCCAATTGCTTCAATTACTTTGAGTCGGTTGATATAAACTCTATTATTTCGATAAAGCATATAAAAGCAATGCATAATCGACAAAAACAAGATAAGCAGAATGAAAAGAATGACAACATCAAAAACAGTCACAATAAACCCTCTTTTCAAATATCCATGTTTTCATAAAGTTTAGAAATTTCAAAAGCTATCAAAGAAGCTTTTTCGTAATCGTTTTTATATAAGCATTTAAACCATTCATCATAATATCCGTTATTATGATTATTAGTGCATCTGCCATTCGGCCACTCCAAAGGACAATGACTACAAAGGTTTTCTCGATTAGACAGTTTAAGGTATTGTTCTGCATATTCGCAACACCAGCAGCAATGTGCTATTCCATCCATATCCCAACCGAAATGTTCGAATGCTTCTTGCTTTATCACAACTCTTTTCTGTTTAAGACTTTCTTCACTCATCCATTCCCACATCATTCTGTGGCGTTTGATGGCTTCTTCTTTAGAAAGAGAATATCCAATCTTAACAGCTCTATCTGGAATGTGTAAATAGCAGTTTCTCTTTTTGTCTTTAATTATATAAAAAAGTCCAGAATTATAAAAGAAAACACGACTTACAACGTCTATGATTTTATGCTCAGTTCTTTGTAAAGACCACCAAGTTTCTTTACTGAACCCAAACATGTCTTTAATTGCCATGCATCCATTCGTAATTTCCCCCCATGATTTTAAGATAATGAAGTCTCCTTTTTTGTACATAGTAAGCTCTCCTTTCAAATATAAAAGAGAAGACACCTAGTTATTTCTAAGTGTCTTCAAAATTATTACGGCAATTTCTTATGAATACGCATATACTCTGCCATATCCATCGGATTCAAAAAGCCGAGCAATTTAGCTGCTTTGAACAGGCTCTTCGTTGCTCTACCTAAATAGTCGTACATAGAATCTTGCTCGACAAGCTTTCCAGCTCGTGCATCATCAGCAAGACTTGCGTACAGAGTAGACAGTTTGAGTTCGGTCCAAGCTTCATCCCTTCTTTCTTTTGTAATGAATGGATTGCGGATAATAAGTTTCATATAAATCACCTCTTCGTAAAGCATTATGCTTATTACGCGAAGTGAATATAATTGGTACCGGTAACGGGGATCGAACCCGTACGAAATTTCTTTCGAAAGATTTTAAGTCTCTTGTGTCTGCCAATTCCACCATACCGGCAAATAAAAAAGAAGAGAATGATTTCAGGGACGGCCCAACGAAAACCGTTACCCGGTAGGTAGCATCTTTTATTAAGTAACACTTGGCGCTACACCTTCGTGTCTTACCACGGGAGTTTACCCGCATTTATTCATTCTCTTCATAATAGATTATGCAAATTTCGCGCACTTATTTGCCCGACATATCAATAAATCCAACGCCTGGCAAAATAGTAGTAGAAAAACGGATTCGTTTGTATTCTTCCATACGGCACATATAGTTTTCCAAAGTTGGAGCCATGAATTTTGATAAGATCGGATCGTCTTCGATTTTAAATTCGTCATATGGATTTATCCCGTACATGCAATGCTGGTTCACAGTATCAGGATAACATCCGAAGTTTCTACGAATTTTATTGATGTATTCTTTTGTATAGTCTTCTGTAAACTGCTTTATTAGACCTTCGGCCCAATTAGTATCTGCGCTTTTTACAGTAGTTCTTTCAAGTTCTTCATCTATAGCATCACATATAATATCCGGAATATCAATACTTTTATCTTCTTTAATTTGATGAGCATCAAAGAATGGTTCGTATTTATAGCTGTACTTTTCGAAATCGGTAAGGCACTCTAAAAGTTCTTTTCCTTTTGATGTAAGCCATGATACATAAATACTGGTTCCATGCTCGATATATCCCATATCATCCAACATATAAGCCATAAAAAGCATATAACCATTTGGACTATCTATTTCTTCTTTTGGAATGGGTTCCATAAATCGATCAACTCTTATAAGCATTTCATGAATACTTTTATAAGCAAGTTCTGAATTACCGCACCCACAAATATGCAAAGAATCAATAGCTTTGACATATTTATCGGATTCGCATACTGTATACTCGTATTTCATAAATATCTCTCCTTTCAAAAATAAAAAAGGAAAGGGCTTGTTAGGCCCTAATCCTTTTAATTGTGTTTATACGGTTTGTAAAATTTGCTTTCCCAATCGTAGTCCCAAATCCAATAATAAATTCGCAATATCAGAAATATCGGAGTAAGAATTACTCTAGCGATTTTTACTAATATCTCGATAGTTCTATAATCTTTGGGATTCAACTCTTGTTTTTTAAATCGTTTTTCATACATAATAAACACTCTCCTTCATAAAGGAGTATGTAAATTTCGCGAAAAAAGAAGACACCTAGTTTTTTCTAAGTGCCTCTTTTAAGACTTTAGATCTTCATAAGAAAGATTTTATCCTTTCTTTTTGTGACCTTAACAGGATATCCAGACTTTTTCGCGGCAACACTCAAGCAACTCGCTGCGACCGTTGCAGATTTATAATCGTTTTCCTCGTATTCAACCATAACGATACGAGAATCGAGATCCATGAAATCCGCAATGAAGTCCTGCAGCGGGTGCTTAGCACACCGTTTAATATTCGGAATACTGTCAACAGGTTTCATTTTCATGATAAATTCTCCTTTCAAATAACCTTTCGGTCTTCGTAAAGGAGCGTGTAAAAATGGCGTAGTTATATTCTTACATGGCTTTCAGGAAAGAGTTCAAGCTTTTCAATTGTGTCAAGCGCTCTATATACTCCATCTTCAAGTTTATAGAAAGTGTACCTGGGCATCATTCTTGGATTATAAGGAGGAACTTTTAAAGATAGTTCTGTGTAAATATCTTCCTCTTGGTATTTATAAAACCCTGAATGAGTAGAAAACTCAGCAAATTCTTGGTTATAGACATTGCACAGCAAAACTTCTTCTTTATGCCCATCTTTAAAAACCAAAAAGCCCTTTGTGTAATCTTCTGGTATAGGCCGGCGTTTAGATCTTCGATTCATTGTTCTCCTTCTCCCTTTTCACTCGATTATACCAACGTTCGAGTTTTGTTTCGAAGTTATTCAAATATAAATCCGTGTTTTCAATCTCTATTCCACCGATCACTTGCAAAACTGCCACACAGAGTTCGACATCGCCGAATTCCTCAAGAGCGTGCTTAAGCTCTTTTTCAAAAGTGACCCCTTCAGCAACTGGCTGTTCGCCTCGCAAGATTCGTTCGATCTTCTGAGCGCAATGTGCAAGTTCAACGGCCTCTTCAGCAAGCTGGGCCCACTGAGAAGCGGTGGTGGTGTTTTCATGAATATAATTAAGCAAATCCTGCTGATTTTCCATTTTGTTCTCCTTTCAAGTTCTAGATCTCATTTTATCTTGCTGTTCTAATTCGAAATCAATGAGCTCAACGTTTTCCGTCATGTAAACGATAACATGATGATCTTTCTGGTTCTGGATTCCTACACCCTCATAGTAAAACTTGAGCTCTTTTTCAGGAAGATGAAAACGTTCAGCGAGGACTTTTCGAATATCATTTTCATCAAAACGAATGGTTCTTTCCATTTTAAATTCCATCCTCTTCAAAAAATTTGCATTTGATAGTGACATTTTTTGCCCAAACTTTTTCCATAAGTCTGGCACTTTCGTCTTTTACTTCGTCCTTATACTTGCAAACATCCTTGTGAATGCAAATAGAACATTCAGAGCATGAATCGAAAGGCTTCTCTCTTTCTTTTCTTATAACCCAGTCAAGGAAATTTTCATAAGGACTTGTTTCCTCCTTTACTCTTCCTTTAAAAGCAGGTCGATTAGGGCTTGCATAAAAGAGTTTAGTATAGCGTTTTCCCGTCGTATGCTCCTGACTGTCAAGCCATGTCTTTGGAAAAAATTCAATAGTGCCTTTAAGAGTGTAAACAGAAGTAAGGCCTTTTCCTATCAGATCAAAGCCTTTCCGATTCAGTTCTGTATAGCAAGCATCGGCTTTTTTCAAGCAATCTTCATAGGTAGGAACCGCAACAGCAATCAAATATTTAGACATAATAGTTCTCCTTTTCAATAACCGCAAGCGTTCATCAGATTCAAAACATCGGTAACAGTGATGTCATACTCTTTTGCTTTATTAATTGCCGATTGAGGATCTAACCGGAATTTGCTATAACTTCTAAGATCGTCATAGAATTCATCACAAATTCCGTCTTTTTCACCAATTGTACATTCTTCGTAGCATTTATTCCAACGCTCACAAAACCTGCATTTTTTAAACTCTTCTCTGTTAGCCATAAATATCATTCTCCTTAATCAATTACATTTGCGCCATACGGAATCCACATCTTCGGATTAAAATTCAGCGTATACTTATATTGATCTACGTCTCCAGTTGTAACATCTTCTACGACGTACGTAACGTTATCGCTAAGGCCGATAAAGTGTTTTTTGTATTCGCCATTTTCATCTTCGACAATTACTTCGAGCTGATTGCCTACAGTATCAGCTGTAATAGACATTTTACCAGTCATCTGGAAAAGAACGTCGCCCTGAATGCAGTTAATCACCGTAATCTGTCGGACATCGTTAAAATTATCGGCTTCCTGCGAAAGATTATAGGAAACTCGAGAAGCTTCGGTATCACATCCAGCAAACATGATACACATCAGAACAGAAATAAAAACAATAGATAGCTTTTTCATAAAATATCACTCCTTATTTTTAGAAACTCTTTTTACAGCGGCATCCCATGCAGATTCAATGGCTTTTTTTGGCCTCTTCTTTTGGAACGGTGAGTTTTTTATTTAGAAAATCGTTAGCCGAAAATGAGTTTTCGGGAATACTGTTCCATGTATTTGCAAGTTCTTCTAAAACTCTCCGCTTAGCTTCTTCCATGATTTCCTGAGAAATAGGAATATCACGAAGACTCGGCCCAGTAATAATCTTCGAGTAAGGAAGACTCTCAATCCACTTACAGAACTCTCGCCATTCATCGAGCTTGTGGTCTTTTCTGGAATGGTACATGTTATTGAGAACTTCGTAATTAAGCATCACCGTCCGTTTCTGATTGTAGGAAGAGGGAAGCAGCTGAATCATTTGCCACCAATCGGTCTTACTTTTTGTTTTTAAATATGTTTTTCGACATGCGTTGAGACAGTCAACGACCGACTTCATTACCATGTAGGGCTGATGCGGCTCGCCATCTTCATCGAAACGGGCAATCGTTTCAAGGTGTTCAATCGAGAAGTCGGAAATATCAAACTCCTTCGCATGGATCTTATGCATAGTCGAGCAAGAGTTTGCAACTGTGCCGATTTTATATGTATCGAATTCTTTCCCATTTGTGGACCATCTTTTACTTATTGTTATGCTTTAATATTTAATCTGACAGATCAAATCCAGCCTCTAAAGCTTCGGCTATTGTAAGTTCCCGCCCTAACGTTTTGGAGAATATTCCACTCATAACCGGTTCCGACTTTTTTACAGCCAAAGAAGGGTTGTTGATTAACGAGTCAACCTTCTTACGCGCGTTTTCTATTTCGCGTGGATGAGTCGAAAGATAAGTTGTCAATGCAATAGACCCTATAAACAGTAAGCTTTTTATCGCAAAGGCTTTTTTTCCTTCACTGGTAGTTTTACCTCGTATTAAATTTAAGTTTCCGTGTTTATCAATACCAAGGTGAAGTTTTTCACGTGGCTCTGATGACTCTTTATTCGGCCAGTCTTTTTTACGGACTCCCCATTTCATTCCTTTGACTCCATAATGCATCAGTTCGTCATACATTTTATCACAACCATTCACATAATATATTTTTATTAGGAACTTTAAAACATAACAATAAGGACACCATTTCGGTTTTAATGGGCTTCGTTTCCTAAAACCCAGCTACGTATCAATAGCAGCCCTACTCCCCTGCCCAGAAGGCATAGGGGATGGCCTCTACAGGTTCGCCCCTCAAAAAAAAATATCAGAGCGTTTCCCACGGGATTCCAATGGGCGGTTCCCCGTTAGCCACAAACGTGACCCCTGCCGATAAGCAGGAAAAGTGTTTCATTGGCAGAAAGAAACCATACTACCAATAAAGCGGTGCCGTAATATCAAGGTAAACGGTAATCATCCGACGATACTTCGCATGAACAGGTCCGCCCTTAGCAAGTCGCATCATGAGGTCGTGGTCGTTGGGGCCAATATCAAGACAATCCTGCCCACAAGGATTCTTATCGGTATTTGCGCAGTCTTTGCAAAGGACCTGCCCGAATTCGAAGCGACTATCACTCCTCTCCCAAGAGTTCATCGGATTCCGCATCCCACGGATCGCATGCTCCCAGCCCAGGACTTCAGTTTTTTCGAGTTTGATCATTTATTTGATTCTCCTTTCATATTCTTTACATGTCGACTCGTAAGCGCCGAGAAGATTTATGGGGTCATCGATCTCTTTTTCACTCGGACCGCAAAGAGAATCAACCGTAGCCTTCACTTTCTCATTAGAGCCAAAATATTTCTTGGTAAAGGCCGCACAGAAAGCCGCGTAAATATCATCCTTATCGCCGGGCATCTTCTTAACGACCGTCTTAGTACCATCTTCCCAGAAGACAATAGTAGCAGGACCATTACGCATAATCTTTTTCGGAGTCATATCAATCTTCCTTTCTTCTTTTTCATGAATCATTTTACCGACAGCATCCATCATTTCTTGGGTGCGATGGATGCCTTCTTTAATGTAAGCATTTCGAGTAGCACAAATATCAAACCAGCTAGAAGTCCCATAAACGGAGTTAACATCGTCCTTGACTTGCCGAATGCTGGGGCTATAGCCTTTCTCAGGGATTTTTACAAGTTCAGATTCATTAATATAGACGAGGGTATCTGTTTCAGGAATAAGGACTTCATACTGAACTTCCTCATCTATCATGAAATAGCCAATAGCAGAAATGATACCAATACAGCCATTACTAAGATAATAAGAAGGCGATTTGATTTTCACCTTATCCCCTACATTAAATTTGCGCCGCATACTCATTTCTCCTTTCTATGAATAAAGTTAGTCACCAATTTCAATGCCCCATGCCAGGCAGCCAAATCTGGTGTCAATATCAATATTGTTTCCGTCATATACTATCTTGCCACCAAAAATACTAGTGAGTTCGATTCCAATAGGAATTGCAGAAAGAAGCCAGAGCGGAATCAAATACAAATTGGACTCATCACTCCATTTTCCAAACCGAAGTTCTTTTGCCTCTTCTTTTGTAAGATGATAAAAATCGATATGTTTTTTAACCTCTTCAATCATTTTACTTGTATGATCGTTAACTTCTTCTCGGCAGAAATGATCGTCCCAAGATTTATAATGAACAGTTTCAGCAATCATGTTCATATACCAAGTAAGGCAATTCATAATTTCGGTCTTCATGCTTATTTCTCCTTTTCTTTATAACGAAGCGGTTTATGCGAATTAGCATTAACAGGATTATTAAGGCAATCATAACAAGGTTCTTCTGATTCCTTTAAATCCTTATGAACACAAGAAGGGCAATATTGTCCAAAATATACTTCTTTATTTACGCTTTCCATATGAGTACTCCCAAGGATAACTATAAGTTTCTTCTGTCGGATTCACAACGTCTGTATCAACAGTAACAACCGAAAACATAGCGTTTTTGTAAATCTTACTTTTTTCAAGCTTTTCGCACCAATCTTCGGCATCTTCTTTTCTATAAAATTGGGTGGCTTCACTTTCTTTGAAGACATCTTTGAAAAGTGTTCCGGAAGGAGATATTATACAGCCAACGAGTATCGGCCATATTAGATCTATTTCGAATGACTACAGAATATCTTTTCATTTAGTTTGCCCTTCTTCTTTGGAAAATGTATGGCCATCAAGTTCCTGAATTTTAACTTTGATTGCACGAACATTGTCATAATGATAGTTCGGATGAAGACTAAAAAAGTCAGAGATTCGCTTGCAAATCGCTTCAGCAACTGCCTTTTCGGTAAACGTACTAGACTTTTCAATCTCAGCAACGGGATCAAAGTCAGTTCCTTCACTATCACCGTTCATGGGAAAATGAAAATAGACGGGATACTTTTTGAGATACTCAGCTTTGATGATAAACATAATAATTTCTCCTTTACTTTATTAAAATTATTTGGACTGACTCATTTTTACCCAAGGGTCGGTATCCTTATTTTGTCCTTTTTGACTCTGACTAGGCTTTTTGATTCCTTCGTAGAAACTCATCCAGGCCTTAAACGATTCTTTGCAGGCAGGGCACAGATCAATTTCTTCGAAATGAGGCTCTCCTACAGTGACCAATGGCATAACCTTTTTATAAATTGGAGATGCAGTTTTTGGCTGGTAATAAACTCCACAGCGATCACAAATTTTAGCATCCATAAATATCTCTCCTTTCAAAAATAAAAGAGAAAACACCAACTAGATTTGAACTAGTAACCTCTCGAATAGTCCGAGCGCTCTACCATTGAGCTATAGTTTTTTCTCTTCATAATACATTATGCAATTTTCGCGAACTTGCCTTCATTGAAATTTTTCTTCTGCTTTAGCGCTTTAGAAATTCCAAGGTCAATTCCAGAGCGAGCTTTTATGTGATAGTAATATAAGTCAATGAATGGTGTGTTCATTCTATCGATTCTACCACAAGCCTGGATGAGTGTTTTATAAGAATATGTTTGCGAATAAAACACAATGGTATCAGTCTTAATGCAGTTCCACCCTTCAGCTCCTGCATTATACTGAACCAAATACACCCAAGAGCTTCCATCCGGAATTTCCTGATGCGCATGACCGTTCCATTCTGCTATTTCAACTCCGTCGATGTTTTTGAAAGTGTTTTTCAAAATATCAAGCTCGTAGTCGAAATTGTAAAAGATGATAATCTTAGGATGGTCTTCAAAAATTTCCAAAAGAGCAACTTGCCTTGAAATATCAGAGTTTACAAGCTTTCTCCAAGTATAACACAGTTCGCTTGCACTCTTTATTGGTTCGTTTTCATACGGATTCCAGCGTAACTTTCCAATTTCTCTATATTTGTCAATGTCATATCTCACAAATATATCTTCGTGGTGTGGAACCGTGCGTCTTTCGAAATCCATATCAATGAGAATACGGTTTCGAAGTCGTATGAGTCTGCCGACATTCAAATATCTAGCTACTTTTGGAAACTTTACACGGTAATCGTAAATAATGTGCTCATCGACAAACTGAGTTTTGTTCTTATAAAACCCGTTTGCGATAAACACGGCCATATAATCTTCCCACTTATCACCTGGAGTAGCGGAAAGAACAATCCATTCATTCCTTTTTGCAATCTCTAAAAAGGCTTTTACCCAGGTTCCATATCCCGTTACATGGTCTTCATCAAATATAAAGAATGCGTTGTTTACAGTTTTATACTTGACAATGTTATTCCAGGAATCGATTATCACTTTGTTTTTGTAAAAATCGTCCCCGGGGTTTTTTGAGAGTAGGAAATAGCAAAGCTCTTTATCCCATTCGAGTTTATCTCGTTTCTGTGCGGTGGTAACAATATAAAGATCCTTAGGGTTCTTCATCTTTTTATACTCGCCGCCAGTAAGGAATTCTCTACTACCGCCTTGCTGTAAATAGTAGTAACTAAGAGCTGTTAAACTTTTACCACTCCCAACTCCGCCGTTTAAAATACAACCCGTTCGTAATCGATCAAGTGCGCTTAATTGATGCGGTTTTAATTTAAGCAATAATCATCACCTCTTAAAATATCAATAAAAGTGGTGGGACCACTGGGATTCGAACCCAGGACTATCCGGTTATGAGCCAGAGGTTCTGACCAACTGAACTATAGTCCCAAAAGAAAAAAGAGACCCTAAAACTTTCGTTAAAGAATCTCTTTTTTTTTTTAAAGAGTATTTTCGATAGTCTTTTTCGCTTTGATACGACGCTCGAATTCATTGCATGCGGAAATATAAGCAGAGGACCAATGCTTCCAGTCAATCATGTCTTTCGCATTAAGCATCCTTTCCTTATAAAAGTCCATTTGCTTCTTTACTTCGCTCGTATCATAAACTTTTTTAAACTTGTTCATACAATAACACTCCCTTTCATAAAGGGGCTTGTTATTTCTGCGAAGATTTACTCATCTTTTTCATTTTTGCCTGAAGTTCACGAACAGCCTTAACAGTTTCTTTTGCGTCCGTCCCATTGATTTCACGATAGCGGTAAGCTGCAACATTGAATCTGCTATTCTTAAGACAGTCAATGACACACGGAGGGTCAATCTTTTCAAACGGACCCGTTTCAGCTACGTCTTCTCCGTAAACTTCACTCAAAATACTGATATCGTTTTGAGTAAAAATTCGACCAGTAATATTGCTCTTATAATACTGCATTTTAGCTCACCTCATTCATAGTCAGCATATTCTTCTGCCAGTTCATCGGTTTCAATAGTAGCATACAAATCGCGAACATATGCAGACAGACGTTCTTCTCCGGTATCACGGTCAATATAAGTATACGGAGAAATACGAACGTCGCACTTGATGAACCGGGTATGGTCGAGGTTGCCAACAGTATCCGCGTTCAAAAGAGTCTTATGATGACCCGAAATCATATAAATATTAGGAGGGTATTCACCAGCGTAATTTACTTTAACCTGCAAATACGGAACGGGCTGTTCTTCTTCATCACGGGGACGAAGCATTCGAATGTTCCATCCATCATTCGTCATTTCCTGAGCAAGTTCATTATCGGGAATAATGACGCAGAAAGTCCGGTTGTCATCTCCACCCCGAGGATGATACTTATCCGGGCGGCCAGAGAAATTCTTGAAAATAACCTGACAGTTACGAAGAGTTACGGGAGGAATACGAGTAGCCATAATTAGTTCTCCTTTTTATTTATTGTTTTTCAAAGATTTCCTGAAGTTTTTTCGGATCAGGAAACATACTCGTTGAGACAGTGATTTCGGGAATAGAGCCACGATCTTGATCAAAGGAAATATCAATGTTAAAGTCAGAAATGCATTTAACATTTGGAACAATAGCATCGGCATTATCCATGATGGTTTGAGCAGCAAGTTTTACATAGTCAACGAGCTCTTCTCGGTAAGAGCGATTGTTTGCTTCCTTTGCCATTTCATCACCTCACATCATATGCAGTAGTAGCTGGAGCCCAAGGATCAGAGGCAGTATTCCACGGAGAAACGGAATCGTCGGATGCGAACCATTCAAAGTCACCAAACTGATTAATCGTACTAATCGCATCATCAACAAGACGATCATAGTACGAGCGATCAATCTGGAATTCTTTTCCAAGTTCTTTTACCATTTCAGATTCCATCCACCGATAGCCTTTAGCACCGGTTGCAGAAGCGTAACCCTTTTCTCCAGTCTTTTTGTTCTCTGTCTGGCGCATCAAAAGTCCACCGCCAGCTCCAGAAACCATAGGGCAGAAAGAACCAACACGTCCGACGAAAATATAATTGTGCCCCTCTTCGATTTGCTTTTTGAGTTCTTCAATCTCAAGGCAAATATCCATCGGGTATTCCCCATTTGCGTCGGCATACTTCTTTTCAAGTTTCTCTTTCTTAATCTCGAATTGAGTCACATCAGGCAAGTTCTCGTTCATATCCAGATACAAAGCAGAAGTCACAGCCTTTGTTTCGCACATATCTTCAAATTCAATAGGTTCTTTAGAGAACAAAGTCTTATAGACATAAGGAATCTGGAACTGAGCGCCGACTGCTGTCCATTTTGCATCTTTGTCTTTGGCAATATAAACAGCATCATTGACAAGGCAATATTTCACATACTCTGCTTCAGTTTCAAAGTCATAGCCGTACTCTTTGCCAAACTTAATAACAAAATCCATAATAGATTCCGTTGCATTTGGAATCTTGATGGAGTCGGTCTTAATATGGCAAACCTGATAGCCAAGCTTTTCAACTTCCTCTTTAAGCATCGTCATGAACAAAGCGCCACGCTTTGCAACAATGTTATCAACATTTCTCGGGTCTCTGAAAGCATTCGTAAAGGAAGCACTCGTAAGACCATAAATAGAGTTGATAACAATCTTCAGGGCCTGAGCAAGATCTTTTGCCTGAGATTCGTTTAAGAATGCCGCCAGAACACCATTCAGAAGAGTTGCTGCTCGTTCGAAATCTTTGTGCTTAATTGCCACTCGAGCCTGCACGATTTCCTTAAAGGTTTTTGTATATTTAACGCCAAAGAGCATTTCGGCAATAATCGAGTGCGGATGCTGAGAAGCAATATCACCGTCCCAGACATTTACATACATGCCAGGCTCAGAATATACACGTCCACCTTCTCCGATAACCTCGATTTTACGCTTGCTGATGCCTTCTTCATTGTTAAAGAGCTTCCAGGCGTCGTCTTCAAGCAAAGAAGCATCGCGGACATAAATACTCTTACCGTTCTTGAAAATATACTTCGGGAAAAACGGAAGAATACTATATCCCTTAGGAAGCTTCTTATTAGGATCATACACTTCAAAAGTAGGAAGACCCTCTTCATTAAAGACATGAAACTCATAGTCTTCACCGAACTTTCGACGATATTCCTGATAGTACTCTTCACTTACAGGCTTTGAGAGATCACGATAGTTGAATTCGTTTTGAGGAGTTCGATTCTTGCCAAAGATAATGTAAGTGGACAACTCGTTCGTGGTATTATTCACACTTACATTGGTGATGCCATGCAGGGATTTCACCAGTTCCACCTGAATTTGTCTTGCTACGAAGTCTGCCTGGCGAGCATCAAATACTGCTTCAGTTGCAATAACGTCATTATCGCAATATGCAGCAACTTCTTCCCATCGTTCTTCAGGCACAGGCTCATTCCAAGGCAGACCCAGTTCTTTATGGTGAATGCCAAGTTCAATTTCCCACTTCTTAAGGCTTTGCTTTTTAGAGCAGAAGTCATAAACATCTGTATAAGAAAGGTTATATGCCTCTCTGAACATATATTTATTTCCTTCTCCTTTAGACGAATTCACAATCTTATTAGAAAGGTCGTAAATCTGCTTTTCGGTATAGCCCAGAAGTCTTGCATATAGCATGTGATTATCATAACGGCGATTATTAAACCCGATAAGACGATATTGCAAAAGCTCTTCGATTTCTTTAGGTTTGGGGTTAATCATCCGAACGACCTTTTGGCCTTTTCCTCTTACTTTCCAGTTTACCAAAAATAGATTTGGAAAAACTTCACAGTCAAAGAAGACCAAAATATCAGTCTTAGCTTCAACCTGTTCTCCTGCTTCATCACTTTGAAACTTCATCTTGTCAATGAGTTTTAAGCAATAGTCTGCCTGATGAGAACTTTGAGCAGCAAAAGCAATAATAGAAGAACGCATATCAGATACATCATAAGGAATTCCTCGATTATATGCATCTTCCAAAAGGTCGTAAATATAATCCATACTCGGTTTGGTATTCGCATGATACTCTCGATTCAGATTTTTCTTAATCATTGTTCGGAGCATCTTTTCATTTTGAATACCTTCCCAGTTTACCATTTTGCTATCTCCTTTCAATGGAAGTCCAGAATGAATAGAAGCGATGGGAATATCATTGCACTGTGTAAGCATTCTTCGAAGAGAACTATTTCCAGTAAAGACCTTCACTTCTATTTTTTCATCATATACTCGGCTCAGCTTTGAAACATCGCCCGAGTAAATATAATGTAAATGAATTCCTTTTCCAGATTTAGAAAGTTCCGCATAGGTTCTAGGCCATTTACTTGCTTCCTTTAAGTTTTCTTCAAAACTCTTCTCTCCATTTTCATCACAAATATCAAAGTCAATGACAATATGCGTTTCTGGAACTTTTACATAGTGCAACTTAGAAGTATCGATTTCTTTTAAGGTCGTTTTAACTTCGTCCCATTTTTTCAAAGGAGTTCCATCTTTAGTGGCATACTGAGCAGGGCAGTCTTTTAGAACTTTATCTAAAAGACTTTCTTGTTTTTTGAATACAAGCCACGATTCAAACTTCTCTTTTGCTTTTTTCTTTTCTTTTGGAAGCTCAAACTTGTCTGTTTTGAATCCCTTATAAAAGCTTCGAATCTTTCCAAGTCCATCATCGAATTCGTCATAGTATTCTTTAAAATAGTTTTTAAGTTCCTCTTTAAAGATTCTATACGAATACGGATATGGAACTTTGGCACTTTCATTATATGTATTATACATTTCCCAAGCAATAGAAGCAGTTGTTCCATCCTCTTTTTTGAAAGCATAATACGAATCCAAAACGAAATTATAAAAGTCATTGGAAGCGCCCATCATTGCAACTGGAGTATAGTCATCATAAAGACCTGGGTCATCCAAATATACTTCTTTGCAATGACAGGCAATGCCTCCAAGTTCGAACGGAATTTGCCCAATGCACTTTTTATACTCTGCTGAAGAAAGTTTTTCTCCACTGGGTGTAACGTCAATAAGACGACGAATTAAACCAGATTTTGCATCTGTAATTTTTACCGGCTTATTTGTTCCCATAAAAAGAAAACACTTAAACTTTCCAGAATATGTGGATTTAAACTTTTCGTTAACAGTCATGAGCTCATGCGAAACAAGACTGTTAAGTCTAGTATTGTCTTCAATTCTAGAAAGATCTCCATCATGCTGAATTGCAACCAACGGATTAGACTTGAATGCTTCCAAAGCAAAAACGTTTGAAGCCGTCCCCAGAGCTTTGGCGTCAAATACACAATAGTATCCTTCAAACAATTGCTGAATGATATTTAAAATTGTGGATTTGCCAGTTCCCATTGCTCCATATAAAACTTCAAATTTCTGAATTCTAGAGGCATCCCCTGTTACAATTGCACCGATGGCCCATTCTATTTTTCTTCTTTCACTTGGAGAATATAAAGTAGAAATGAGCTTTTCATAACCTGGAGTCTCGCAAGGAACTAAAGGATAAGGCAACCGTTTGGATGCATAATCAGTTTTTTTAATGGGATCATTTTGAAAAATTAACTTCTCGTCGAGAGGATGAAAATTGTCTCGCATTTGCTTTTGACAATATCTATGCCATTTATCAATCATCCCAGTTTCAGAATCCCACATGTATTGTACACTAATTACACCTGCAAACGTCTTTTGTCGTTCCTTTTTAAATTCTGAAAGTTCCTTGTCAATAAGATCCACTGCGTCTTCCTCTTCAGTAGACCAAAGTCCTTTTTCCTCGTTCCATATAGCATAGAAATCTCCGCCACGAATCATTAAGTCTTTTGACTTTTTAATGATAAACTTTGGTTTGATAGTAAGACTTCCATCTTTATTGGCCGAGGTGGAAATCATCATGAAATCAAGCACCCACCGGTAAACCTCCTTTCTTTAAGAATATAAAAAGAGTCAATCCGTCTCAAAATTATTGATAACAGTAGAAGGCTCCTCATCGAGTTTCTTCTTCATCTGAAATATTTCATACTGAAGATCAGCAATTTTCATCGTGTGATAAATGCTTACTCCAGCAAGAAGAGCAATAGCAAATCCCAGCTTCTTATTTTTCTTGATAAGACGACGGATGGAATCTTCGTGGTCATCGATCTTTTTCATAGCGTGGGCAATAAATTCGTTCATAATAATTCTCCTTTACAAAACTTCATTTAAATAGTAGCACATCTGATACCAAATATCAACGTGCCGCATATCCTTCATTGGACGCTTAAGTGTGAAAAGTCCGCCCTTTCCATTGGGCTCGTACTTTCTTTTTAAAAAACGGTCGATTATCATATCGGCACAGTCAATATCGAAGTTACGGTTATCCATTCTAGACAATCCCAAACTTTCGATCATCTCCCAAAACCATACTCCGGTTCGGTTTCCTGCATCCGGGTCATAAGCAAAACGGTCTTCACATCGAATCGCCAAAGCAACCATCATTTCAAGAATACTGCACGGACGATCGTCAAGAAGAGAAGCAATCATCGGATCAGGATAACTATTTTCTCGGCCAAACTGATATCGAAGCGCTTCTCCATCTTCCTGACGATTGGAATCCATTGGGTGAATCCACTCAAATCGATAATTATACAAATATAAAAAGAGCTCCATATAATCATCAATTTTCTTTTTATCTTCGCACACTTTGTTAAGCATCCAGTCAACGTATTCTCTAGTTGCCTGGGCCCGAGTCAAATATAATCACTCCTTACTTCTTTTTAATACTCAAAATTTCATCAGAGCTCTTTTGACTTCTGAGGATTTCGTAGTAAACTCTGATTCGGTCATTTTTTACATATACAGAATCGTCCTCATATTCTCCAAAGTGTTCTGCGAAGTCTTTTGGAAGGCTTGTGGGATCTCCATCAAAAACTTCATCGGTATCATCAATCAGAACTCCATCGGTTGTATAAAGAAGACTGATCTGAGCATACGTTTCGTCATATCCAAACTCATCGGGATTAATGACTTCCGGAATAGCGTTCGGATCTCCACAAAGATCATTGATTACCAAATCTTCTTCATCTGAACTAGGCTCTTCTACTTTTGCCCCGCCGTGATAAAAAGAAGTGTAATCCGTGTAGCCTTTTTCTCCAGGCTTTCTTCTTTGAATCGGCTTCTTTTTCAAATGAGGAAGTTGGTCATCTGCTGCCTCTTCTACTTCTTCTGAAATCTCTCTTTGCTTTTGGAAAAACTCTGATACTTTAGGATTGGAAAACTCCTCTTTCAGTTTATTAAAGTCTTCCTCATATTTTTTTCTATACCGGTTATTCAAAAAAAGAAAGGATGCTGCCGAACCCGCAGCAGCACCCATTAAGAAGCCAACAAAAACGTCAAATGGTTTCAATTTCACAAATATCACTCCTTAACGCTTTTCGTAACTCTTGAATGCATCCATGATATCGCCATCAACGTTCGGATTCAGAAGAATTACGCGCTCAAGACCATTGACAAATTCCCGAGCGCTCTTACGATGCACATCATAAATGCCGAAGTCGATGCAATTGTGCAGATTCGGATTTTCAGGATCGTATACCCAGCCCACAGACTGACCTTCCGGAATCTTGGGAATATCAAGAGCATCATACACTTCGTTCAAGAAGACATAACCAACAGAGCGAAGACGGTCGTTCATCATGCTCTGAACCCGACGCAAGAACATTAGATTATAATTGGCATCCTTCTGCCATTCGCGAGAACTTTCGTCAAAGAACTTTGCATAAGGAGAAGTCATGATGCTATTTTCATCAACGACATCAACCTCTTTTTCTACGGTCTTCTCTTCACCATTTTCATCAACAGCGGTTTCAGAAATAACTTCCTTCTTCATGCCATACTTAAGCTGGCGATCGACTTCTTCACCAAACTTTTCAATGACACGATTACGATATTCAGTGTATGCCTTATCCATAGCCGTATATGCAGCCAGAAGAGCAGCATTCCGTTTACGAAGAATGCTATGACTACCGATAATGCAACCAAGACTTGCTACACCCACAACAACCGCCGGGCCGTACAGTTTTGTAAATTCAACGGCTGTCTGAGTATACACAATTGCCAGATCTTTCTTATAGTTTTCTGCATCATACGGAAGACCATAAGGAGTAGCGCCATGCTCAGCAGATTCCTTAATACGGTCGATCTTTTCTTTTGCATTGTTCACAGTTTCGTCGACCTTAAGAGTTGCCTTACAAGCAAGAATCGTGCTCGCCACAACGCCAACACAGCCTACGATAATGAGAATTTCAGGACTACTTCTTTTTGCAGACAGTTTCATCTTACCGGCAGTTCTCGTAATAGTATTAATAAAGTTTTTCATAAATATCAATCCTTTCTTTTAATCAAGTGGCATAGTTTTGGGAAAACGAATATAATACTCGCCATTCATGTCTCGTCTTACTTCAGCTTCTCTAAGACTAGTCCAACCAAAATTATAGATCTGATAATTATCAGTGGTAATTCCAGCAAAGTCGTAGAAGTCCGCAACACGAACAAATGAAAACTCTCTCAAAGAATCTCGCATAGACTGCAAAACCATTTCGGCATCGACTCTGCTTAAAAAAGAAACTCGTTCAAGGTCAAAGTCATTTGCCCAAGAATTAGGGGGCATGCGATCATAGTTTCTATCTCTAGACCGGTATTGACGACCATAATCGAAAGAAGCTCTGATGCCGTCATCTCTTCTTCTAGGAGAAGTATCGCCAGGATATAACATCATATGCGTTCCCTGAGAGATAAACTCATCAACTGTTCGCTTAAATGCCGGAATCAGAATTTCGTTCCAGACATAAGATTTAACGTCTTTAATATCTCCAGGAAGAAAAGTCTCAAGAATTTTCTGTCCAAGAGTTTTTTTCTTCAAAGTCGCTTTACCAGAAATAACCTTCTCCTTTTTTGTAGGAACCGATACTCCAGGTTTCCTTTCTTCACTCTGACCTTTTGCTGGAATCTTCTTTACCTCAGCCAAATGTATCACCTCTTTAAAAATAAAAAGAAAAGAGCCTAAGTTTCCTTAGACTCTTTCTCAAGGTCATCCTTTACTTGGATTCCTCAGTGTCGACAAAATCGTCTTCGACGACCGGTTCAGCTTCGACGACCGGTTTGGATTTCTTCTTGTCCGTATACTTCTTGATGCCAACAGCTGCCAAAGCCATAAGGCCAAGAACAACCGTCCCAACAAGAAGTTTGCCAAACCCAGAAGAACCTTCCTGAACGCCTTCAACCAAATCCAGGTCCATCTCATTCATCATATTGTCTTCCATTTTAGTTACCTCCAAATATAAATTAGGATCTCTCCTTCATAATACATTATGCAAATTTCGCGTACTTACCACTCAGCTTTCGGCTCAATGTTATAGTCAAGAGCAATAACGGCAATTCTGTTTCCAGCTTCATCGAGCTCTTTGCTCAAAACTGGTGTATACTTGAATTCCAAAAGGCCCTTATCATTTGCCCAGCCAAGAATATCACCATCTTTATTAGGATCAAGGCCAATCATATAATAAAGGTCATTTAACGATACATAGCCGTCGTTCAAAAGCATATTGTTAATGTCGTTTTGAACTTTCGCCAAACGATTCATGCTAGACTTAAAAGGACGTCCAGAATAAGGGTCCAAAAACCAAGTCGTATCATTATCGCCAGGAGCATTCTTCAAGTCAGAAGCAGTCAGAGAATCAACACGCTTTTGGGCAATTCGTTCTCGCACTTCTGCTTCTTTCTTTTCACCGATGGTCTCAATAACATTATCTTTATACTCTTTTGCCAAGGATTCGGATAATGTATACGCCGTTGCCAACGCTGCATTTCGCTTGAAACTAATAGCACTCGCTCCAATAATGCAGGCAATAGAGCAAGTCCCAGTTACCGCTGCAGGAACATAAAATTTCCAAGCAGACTTTGCGGCTTCAACTTTGGTCGGTTCTTCCGGATAATCATCTTTAATCTTTTCTACGGCTTTAGGCGTAACTTTAACTGCCATAACAACCGTAGCGATCATGCCGGCAATGCCAATTCCGGTAAGAATTTCGGGGGAATGTTTTCGAACACCTTTGGAAAATGCTTTAACAGCAACTCTCAAAGATTCTTTTGTAAGATTCATAAATATCAATCTCCTTTTAGCAAAGAATGCTTCCAATTTCATCTGCAATCTCATAGGCATACTGGAACATTTTTGCATTGTGCTTGCTTATGTCATCGAGATAAGAGTATCTTTGCATTTCTTTCATGAAAATATAAACGGTATCTACTGGGCAGATTTTAGACTTTTTTATTCTTTGCTTTATTTCTTTTGCTGCCCAACGTTCACTCGACTTTCTATCGAACTCTTCTTTTGGCCAATGAATACTCGGCTCAAATAAGTTTTCTTCAATAAATTCATCAATGGCCGAAATTGCTTGCCGCTTTAATTGCTCATTCGTTTATACACACCTCCTAAAAATAAAAAGGGAGAGCCCTTGTTAGGACTCCTCCTCTTTTTCTCCAAGCTGACGAGCAACTTCTTCTCTGACAGTGTCTTTCATTTCTTGGCTATGCGAATAGTCACTCAGAAGCGAAGAAACGCATCCGAGTACAACTGCCACAAGACCAACAATCTTAAAACCGTCAAGCTTCATTTTAGCTCGACCTCCTTTCGTATCGTAAAGGTGCATGCAAATTTCGCGTATTAAAATGGCAAGTCATAGTCCATACTAGGTTCAATAACTGTTAAGATTTCATAACACTCCATTCCATCGTTGGTTTTGATAAGGTCGTGCTCGAAATCAATCCAGCATTCTTCAGGAGAGTTAGCAAGGCCAACATCCCAGCCAAGAACGTCACCTTCATCTGTTTTCTCAAGGCCAAGAAGTTCATAAAAATCATTAAGAGATGCTCTACCCGTAGTTACAAACTTTTTATTAAGTTGATACTCAGCATCTTTTACTTCTACCATGGTTCTTTCGAATAACTCATTTCTATGCTTTTCATAGAAAATAAGAACCTCATCGGAAGAAGGTGTAGTATTCTCTTTAAGACCTTCTACGGAATCTTTTGTTACTTCTCTGTCAACATCTCTAGAGGCTTCTTCTCCAAAAAAAGTGATCACTTTATCTTTATACTTCTTGTAAGACTGATCCAGCAAAATATAAGCGCTAGAAAGAGCCATCTTCTGACGATTATTTAAAACCGCAGATGCCACAACGCAAGTAATCGTAGCTCCGCCAATAGCAATCGCAGGAGCGTATACAGGAATTACTGTTGTAATTTGCTCAGTCTTAGTAAGAGGGGCTCCTTTTTCATCTTCTTTATCAAGGAGTCGAATTTCTGCTTCTCTCGATTCTTTTGCTGCCATAACAGCGGTCAAAACAACCCCAACTGCTCCAATGGCACTAAGAATAATCGGGGATTCCTTTTTGATAAGGTTAACCGTTTCGGACATAATACGTTCTGTTTTCATAACTATTTCTCCTTTTAAAAATAAAAAGAAAAGAGCCCTCGAAATTATCAAGGGCTCTCGTCTTTATTTCTTAGCGAATTTCTGCTTGACCTTCCATTTAACATCTTCAACCTTGTTGCGAATAGCATAACGAATTTCCGGATTAGACATAACAGCAACCGCCAGCATACCAGCGGGAATGAAGATTTGTCCAATCCACAATCTCAGTTCGCGACTTTGATCAATTTGTTTACGAGTCATCGTAATTCACCTCCATAATATACACTGCATTTTTCGCGAGGAAAAAAGAAAAGAGCCCTTGAAAATATCAAAGACTCTTTTTAGATTCCTTACTTGAATCTGGGAAGAATTCGTCCGATGAGATTTCTCATATGAGGACTCCGAATCGTTCCGGTTTCTTCAAACTTGTACCCCTTGTTCAGCCAAATGTTGTAACAAGTAGCCATAAAGACTGTTGACCAAACTTGAACGCCAACATTCACCCAGCTGATAAGATGCTGCTCTTTACTCTTTTGAGAATCAGATTTTGCTTGTGCAGCAACCTTTTTCTCTTCAAGCTTGAGCTTATCTTCTTCAAGCTTAAGCTTATAAAGCGTGTCCAATTGCTCAACAGTCTTTTTCCACTCATCAGAACCAGGCTGTGAAGAGGAAAGCTTTTTAAAACCGCTTTTGATAGATTCCTCAAGTTTTTCGTTAATCTCTTTCATACCAATTAACTCCTTTCATTTTGTTAGGTATCCATAATATAAAATGTTATTTTTGCGGAATATAGTCTTTCTCGATAACCTGCAGACTTACACTGTTTCCAGGGCGAATTTGGCTCATTTTTCCAGAATCAACTTCTAAAAATAAATGCGCTCCGTCAATATCTGAATGGTCAATTACAAGGCGTCCAATGAGGTTCTTTTGGTCTTTAAGCAAAAAGCCTAAAGCGAGTCCGACCAAAAAAGCAAGTACGACAAAAAAGACGAACAAAGTGAGATTTTCCATAATCATAACTCCTTTCAAAATTAAAAAAAAGAAAAAGAGTCCTCGAAAATATCAAGAACTCTCAATCTTTCATTTTAAAGCACCAATGAGTTTTGCAAAGTCTTCTTTAGACATTTCTGCGTCCAATTCAAGATGTACTTTAACCGTTTTGTCGATTGTGAGTTTAAAAGGCTTTAGCAAAATCTTTGCATTTGCACCAGTCTTTTTTCGAACACACTTAGACAAAAAACTAGAAACTACACTTCTTGCAAAATCAGATACAATAGTCATTTCATCCATACCTTTACTCCTTCATATTATTTGCTTTAGTATTCATAATAGCAAATGCAAATTTTGCGCAAAAAAAAATAAAAGACCCTACGAAACGTAAGGTCTTAAATTTTTATTGAAGAACAAATACTCCGTTTTCACAGAAAATTTTTGTTCCTACGTTAGACATAACATCGATCCCGTAAATAAATGTTGTCAAGTCTTCGAAACTCATCTTCGTTTTCACTCCGACTGGCTTCTTTCCTTTTTTGGACTTTTTCCAGTACCAATCAGTAAGATTTCTTACAAAATCAGTTCGGTCTTTTTCATCCTTCTTAAAGGAAGCCAAGCACGCAGCTACGTACGAAAATGCATTCGAATTATTAACAATAATTCTTACCTCTTGCTTATCAAACATAATTAAAAATCTCCTTTCACGAATTTATTCATTCATAAAATGGCATGTAAAGCTCGCGAAAAAGAAAGAGACCTTGCTCAGATCTCCCCCTTCATAATTTCTTTCCACATAAGAATATAACCCTTAATAGCACTAATACATGCGGGAATGGCTGCCAAACCTATTGCAATATAAGCTCCAGTCAAAACCACTTGAATAGTATCCATTTTGAATTTCTCCTTTCAGTTTATGAGTTCATAAAGGAAGATGTAAATTTCGCGGACAAAAACGAAGACACCCTGTTTTTAGAGCGTCTTCGAAAAAACTATTTAAGTTTTATTGATAGTCTGCTTCTTGTATGCAACGGTAGTAATACCGAGAATAACACCCAAGAACACAGTGATTGCAGAAATAGTGCCGACAATCTGCTCGCCATAAGGGAAGCCCCAAATACCCGACAAAGCCGAATACAGGGTACCACAAGCAGGCAGGACAATCATGACAATCCACTTAAGAACGTCATACACCTTATCCGGGATAACCAGAATCTTTGCAATGTCCATTTTATTATTCCCCTCCTTTGTATCCAGCAGGACGAATAGGAAGTTTTTTCACTTCGTCCATAATTCGTTTCGCTGAACCGTTTCCGCCCAAAGCAACATAAGGTTCATATAAATATGTAAAAAGGTCTTCATATTCATCTTTCGTAATATACTTACGATCGATATACATCATTCCTTTTTCCATAATTTTTACATGACCTAGTCCTCTGAGCATCCGATTACTGGCACTATCTTTTTCTTTTTCTTTGTATTCTTTTTCAGACTTTTTCTGCATAAAAGCCCAAAAGCCTGTGGAACCCATAACCGCACCAAAGACAGAGATAAGCGCGGTTACGATAATCTGAGCCCAATCCTCCAATCCAAACTCCCCCTATGCGATTAGTCTTTCAAGTTCATATGGAACCAGTAGCCAAGCGTCGTCACCAAGTATCCTATAGGCCTCAGAAAATATCTTAATCCCATAGTCTGCTATAAAGTTACAGACCCATTCCTCGGCTTCGATCCAGTATTCTGGCTTTACCATCCTATGAATATCATCGAGTAGTCCATAACTTATCATAGCACAGTGCCCAAGCTCGTGGATCAATACACGGTTTAGAAAATCTCCATTGAGATCTGTGGACAAATAGACACATCTTGTTTGAGGGTCTGTTGTTGCCACCGTTAATTTTCCGGTACGATCCACGAGCAGGTCACTGTCTGGTTTAACGAACACTACATGCCATGTTCCTCGCATGTAGAAGTTCATCTTGGATTTTTTAAGCAGGCAGATCGTTTGCGAATTTCTGGAGGTCAGCCTTCATCTTCTTACGCAACGTGGGATCAGAGGCCTCCCAGATCTCCTTCAAACTCTGCATGCTATCACTAAGATGCTCGTTTGCATGCTCTTCCATCATCTGCTTATCAGACATGGATTTCGTTTCGGTGTAATGCCGACGAGCTTTGCGGAATTCGTTATATGCTTTACCGTAACGAGGATCTTCCATTTCTTGCTCACGGAAACGGCCATCCTTGCCACGATTCCACATATCTTTGTCCATGGGATAACCCATCCGCATATTGGACATTTCGGGATAAGGGCCGCGATAAATATCATCGTCGTCTCGCCATTCGGGGTTCATAGGATTCATACGAACGTGATGCCTACCGTAGCCCATTTTGCCTTCGTATTCCTCAACTTCGCGCATAGCTTTGGTAATAGAGGCATAATAGCAAGCCTTTTGGCACTTCTCTTCTGCTTCAGCGAGGTCTTTAATCATGTCGATCGCTTCGCCCAGCTCATGGGTGTCGATCTTATCCATGCCACTCGCCATAGCAGAGCTCACATAGTCGATGAGCCGCTTCTTAAGATCGCAGATTTCTTCATAAGAAGCAGCTTTCATTTCTTTATCGTGCATAGTCCGAAGTCTCCTTTCTTAAATATCAGCCAGAACGACGACCGATCTTGAGAACCGCATTCGCATCAACCACAACAGTAGAGGTGCCGTTATTTGTCACCGTGATACGGTCGTAATCGCCGCAGCAGTTTTTGACATACGTTCCCCTAGAAACACTATTGAAGTCACCAGGAGCACCAACGACACTCTTCATTGTAGTCTCATTAAGCGGATCTCCGCCCAGTTCAATGACGAGCTGGACAAGACCGGAAGCCGTACCGCCAATATTACCACCAAAGTAGACTTCATACACACCGTTGCAACGCAGTTTGACGCTCCCGGTCCCTGCACGGTGGCATTCAGCACAACCGGTATGGAGTTTTACAAGGTCGAAGGTAAGAGACTGACCCGGAGAAAGGGTTTGCTCAGTCGAATTAGACAGCACAATCATACTAAACATACCTCCATTTTGACTTTATGTTCGGTTAGCAGCAGGAGTTGCAGCCACAGCCCTGATTGCAGCAGGAATTGTAGTACGCATACGGATTCGGAACATTATACGCCGGAACCGGGCACGGACGCAGCTGACCAACCAGGTAATCATTTTGATTGCGCTGAGAGACACCGAGATTCAGCGCCTGAACCTGACTGCGCAGCTCGGCAATAGTCTCGTCCTTATCCTGCATACGGTAATTCACCAGCTCTTCATGCAGAGCGCGATAGTTCGCATTCTGGTTGTCGGTAATATCGCGAGCAATGTTCTGAACAGTATTACCGAGGTTGCAGAACTGCTGTGCCATATTGTAATTAATGCCCTGAATCGCTTCCCGAGTCTCGCAGCAACAATTCGACAGCTGTGTAGCCAGTGCGTTCGTGTTCTGCATCTGGTTGATGCCCATGTTCGTAATAGCGGAACCGATGTTATTGCCGACGGTGGAGATGTTCTGGTTGATACCGTTCATCTGATTCAGCTGATCATAACCGAGAGAGCAGATGCCGTTTTCGATACCATTCAGCATGCCCTGAACGTTAGCGTTATTAAAGCCGTTCTGAACTTCAGCACAGGTAGCCGGAGTGCAGCAACTATTGCCGCCGATAAAGCCACCACCGAAGCCTCGATTGCCAAAACCACCAAACAGAGCCATCAGGATGATCCAGGCCCACCAATCGTTGCCCCAGCCGTTTTGGTAACCATTACAATTGCCGTTCGTAACCGCCGCAATATCAGCGACGGACGGAGTGTAAGAGTTATTGAACATACTAGTTCCTCCTTAATAAAAATTTTTATAAGAAAACTTTAATTTTTATAAATATTTCTAACTATGGCCATCTTGTTAAAAATATAAATAATTTTTAAAGTATTCCTATCTAAAATTAGTTAGTAGACTCTAAAATCATTTTTTTTGGCGATGATGGGATAAATTTGCTCATATCCTTTTAATGAGAAGTTTCGTTGTTTTCACCTTTTTTTAAAAATGGAAAAACTGACGAACCCGATTTATACCCTGTTCTTTCGTCATGCCGTAGGTCTTCAAAAGATTTTCCGCAATCTGCTGACCTGCTTTGGCATTTCCAGACTGAAGAACCTGAATATAATTCTGAGCCTGGGGGTTGTTCGCAATGCTCGGATTATTCTGAATCTGAGACTGAAGAAACTGCATCGGAGTAATCATAATCAAAAGCCTCCTTATTCAGTAAGAGCTGTTTCGATTTTAGAAAGACGTTCCTCAATGCTTTTAAGAGCTTCCGCAAACGGGTCAGGTTTTTCCTGAGTAATCGCATTCTCAGGAATATAACAGTCTGTTCCGATTGTGCCATCGGGTTTCCAGTATTTAACATAAATGCGAGAACCGTCAGACATAGGAAAATAACCCTTAGAACCGTCCATCATGACGTCATTTGGTGCGAAGTCTTCGGGTTTAGTGATGATTTTTCCATAAAAACCTTGTGTAGGAGCAGTCGGATTCTGCACCTGAGGAGGAGTTTGAGGTGTTTGCATCTGCTGAATGGAATTTTGCTGAGTTTGCATCTGCTGAGAATATCCATTAGGATATCCCTGCTGATAACTTTGATAACCTGGCTGCATAAAGGGGGCACCATAGTTATTTTGAGGCAAATAATTTGCTCCAAAGGCATTCTGGTAATATCCAGGATATCCGGGCATATTCATTCACCACCTTTTGCATAAGTATAACTTTCGTAAATTGCGCCTCGTGCTTTGCAGAGTTCGACGACCTTGTTGTAATCGCCGTTAGAAAGAGGACTCACAATACAAGTCTGCTTGGTTTCCCCTTCATCAACCCACTCAGAATCATAGTTCACCTTCATGGAAGTAGCAAGATCAGCTAGGTAAAAAGCAGTGAGGTTCGTTACTTCTTTAGCACGAACTGCTTTAAGCCCCAAATAAGAAATCTTATTGGTATCAATCCATCCCGTAACCTGACCTGCAACGCCCACTCGTTCAGGAGAATTGGTAATACGGACTCGACCATTTACAGTTTCAGAACTCCACAGATAATACTTTCCGGTCTTAGTGGAAGAAGGATTAATTGCAGAAGACGAAATATAAACTGGAGTTCGATTGAGGTCAAGCATCGTAATAGTGGGGTCTTTAGAATCGCCAGACTTAACTCGTCTAGTTACCTCTTCGGCAATCCAAGCCATCTTGCGTTTCAGATAAGGGCCGGGGCAAGCCGTAGAGTAAAACATCCAATGGCAAGTCAGTGTGCCAGAGGAATCGCCAGTCCAAGTAAGACCCGGCATTCCATTACGCTGGCAAATATCAACGCAAAGGTCAATGAGAGAACTCATGGCTTTATCGCTAACATGCCAATCGCCACCGATTTCATCATTTGCAACTTCGATGGTAATTGCTCGATGGTCATTTGTAGCGCTAGAAGAACACCAGGACCGGTCTTTCTCATCACAGAAAAGGCCGATTCGACCATCAGAGTCAATGCCATAGTTGCAAGACATCTGTCGAGAAGGTTTGGAAACGATACTTCCAAGAGTTTCCAGACTAAGATTACCTGCCATATGATGAATAGTGATCTTAGAAACCGGATACTTTCTGGGAGAATTCTTATTGGGAGAGATCTGAGTATACTCTACAAGAGAACTATTACTCATCCTCATCATCCCCCTTACCGTTCGAGAGCTCTTCATTTGCTTCATCAGTGATTACGTTCAGGATACGATTTTCATCTTCCATTTTGAATGCCTCCTTTAGCTTTTAAATGGAATAATACGGTTTTTCTTCTCCAAAAAATTTCCATCGAATCGCATCATCTAAAACGATGGCAATTGCGGATATAAAAAGCCAAAGAACTATAAACTGAGGGCAAATCTGTCCCATAAAATTTCCAGGAATGCCTGAATAGTCCCAAATGTTCCAACCTAGCCATAGATTTACGATAATTCCAGTAAGTAATTCAGAAGCAGTCGCAACAGCAGTTCCAGCAACCACTTGAAGAATGAAACTTGTGCTCCAATTCCAGATTTCATTAAGAAGTCCAATGACAATGAATACAAAGCCAGCCAGAATAAGCATTGTCCAGTGGCTGTATCCTCTCCACAAAACTTCTAAGGTTACGTAAGTTGACCCTCCAAACCAGAAAAGGAACAAATACTTAAACAGTATATTGAGATGCTTTTGCAAGAACATTTTGCATTTGCTCATTAGCTGCTTCAACAAGTTCATTATATTTTTCAAGATACTCACCCGTCAATTCCTGCCCGTAAGTAACGTCTTGAATACTTGGAACGGAATTAAGAGCCATAACATATTGCTTCAACATATTGTGATAAGTAGTTTGAGCGGTTTTTAACGAGGACAGAGTTGCATAAATTGTAACAATGTCTTGTGCAGAATACATTTCACAAGTTTCGGAGTCAGCATGATAAGGATAAGAAGTCGCACCCATAATTACAGCATTGAACATTTCGCTTATATTTGATTGATCTTCAATTGTATAAGAAAAATGTTTTGTAATTCCACTATACAATTGAACATCAGCGCCAGAATTTATTGAGGAATTACAAGAAGTTGAAATTTCTATCAGCTTTGCATTCTTTTCGTTTTCAACATCTTGTTCAGTATACTTATAATAAAATTGGCACTTTTCTTCTATAGGTACTTTTTTTCTAATCCCATTTGGGCGTTCTTTTGTAATTGAAGATTCAAAGACTTTGTTTTCGTACCCGGTCACGATGGCGCCGCCTGCAAGGTAGCCTTTTTCAAGGTCGGGAGATTCGATGGGTTCGCGTGTTATTGCATTATAGATAGTCATTATGCAACCTCCCGTTAGCTTCTCATACCGTAAATAGTAAGTGTGCACGAATCTGAAATGTCCGTGCCAGCATAGTTCTGGAAATTTCCAATCTTGGCGGATTGTTTATCATTTGGTATGATAATGTAGCCGCCGCTGCTTGATTGTCCACCTATATACACAGCGATCTCGTTTCCTTTGGAAATGGACTGTCTAGTACGAAAAGTTTCCCACGTCCATATATTCGACAATTGAGGGGATGATACTTCAAAAATATACCCGCTATATTGGGTGGATGCAAAATTGTGCTCAACGCTTTGCGTTCTACCCGTTGAGCTGCCGATCAATACAAGACCACTGCCTGCCCCCACCTGGTCAAGCGGCGGCACCGCCGGTTCCACGCCCTGCTTGATAGAGAAGTAAATCTCCACATCAACATCCGGCGCGGAATCAAGCGCCACGGTAATGGTGTTATCCCCCAGCGTTTTGGCCGCTTTTGCAATAAGACCAGCCGGGCCACTCATGGCGTCCTTGGCTTCCTGGGACAAAGTACTGTCTGTTCCCTCGCAAGCAAGGAGTGTACTCTTAGACGTAACAGCTGGGCCACCATCTACCGGTACAAGAGAAGCTGTCTGTGTATAAGGTCCCTCTCCTTTCCAGGACTCTAAAGAGAATGTAGCTTTGTACAAATAAGCAATATGCGGAGAAATCTCGTCTATCTGATTCTGCAAATTTCCGGCAGCGTCAGTTCCAAGTTGTCCTTTGATATGCCCAAACCATTCATCAAACTCAGTTTCATTGCCATTCATCCAATCATTAAATTGAGATTCCCATTGGGAAATAAGACTCGAAATATCAATGGTCTCAAGAATACCCGTAACGAACGGACAATCTTCCATGCCGATGTTGTTCTCAATATCAGATTGCGTAATGGATGTTACCCCCGGGTCAATTGTAATATAAGCCAGGGCATACTGATGAACCTCGGCAGTATTCGTGAGTACAGGCTTTTTCGGCTGAGCAGAAGGGGTTCCTTTTACGAATTTTATAGAGTTCGTTCTTGAGCTGACTGTTTCGTCTACTTCCAAAACAAGAGCATCAATACGAGTTAGCAGCAAATCGGATTCTTCTGGAGATATCGGAAGAGGAGCATCGTTCAGAGTCCACGTACTGTTGAACCAGGCTAAGCCTATTCCAACATTAACGCTCATCCCTTCGCCTTCCGTTACCTCAAAGTGAGCTCCGATATGCATAAAAATGCCATCTTTTATGAGGGCGTTAAATAACTGGCTAATTTGCCGCGTATCGTAAAGACGATCCTTATTAAGCGAGTTATAAAAACCAAAGGTTACTGACATACTTTGCCTCCTTTCAAATAGGATCAAAAGTCGGATATGTGTCTATTCCATTTTCGTCCTGGCATCTAACGTACTCTACAACTCTGGATGTAGCTTGATTGCCAAACTCATTCGAAACCTGAACAATATCGCCAAGATAATAATCACTTCCATAAAAATAAGTAGCTGTCGAATCGACTTGCCCCTCAAAAGAGACGGTTTCCTTATTCTTTGAAAGCTCTTCATCTCCTCTTTGCTTAAGTTGCTTCAAATATTCGGAATCACTGACTGTACTTCCATTAACAGTCTTAGAGACATCAGATGCGGATAGAAACATTTCTCTTCTATCCAAGCCCGTTCCAGCACCACTGGAAACCTCAGCAGTAACAGTTTTTCTGTTAGAGCCTTGCCCTTCTCCAGCAACTAAAACGATGGTTTTCAACGTCTTATCCGACTCCAAGTAGTTGCTATTCAAAAGGTTATCAAAGTTTGGAGAAAAAACAACATACGGATTTTTCGTTTGATTGTACGAGCGATCAACACCTGCGTACAAAGAAAATACGAAATTCGTTCCTTCCAGCAAGATTTTAAAGCCCAAGTTAAAAGCTTCACAAATTGCTTGAACAGCATCGTACAAATATTCACCCCAAAACTGAGCGCTCAGAGTAAGTTCTGTAATAGCCGGGTCTTCACTCTTCTTAAAAGAAAGATTCGAAATTTTTCGATTAGGATCAGACGGAGAAATCGCATTTTCGTTCAAAAGCTTTTGAATTCCATCTTGCAAACTTCCATTAAGGACCGTTTGCTTCCAAATAATTCTTCTTTCAAGAATGGATTCTAAAGACCGTCCGGTAACACAAAGATGAGCACCAGAGTCAGTATCTGTTTCGATGTTAATGTCCTCGATGACCATAACATACTCGGACTCTTTGCAATATAAGTAATAGCCTTTTTGCAGCTTCTTGATCATTTCCTCACTGGCAGGAATATAGATTTCGAAATCCCCATATCCGTAATAACGATCGGTCCAAATAAGACTTTCAAATACGTCAAGAGTATCAACTCCAGAGAGTTCTTTGTTCAAAAGAAGCAATTCCATTTGACTTAAACCCCCTCATACAAAGTTTTATACTCCATTTTGAATTCCAGATCCTCAGCCCCATACTCGCAAATATATGCGAAACGGTTATCGCCTTTAGAAAGTTGGAACCAATCGGTATCACGGTCAAGGGCATTCAAGATGTTCGTATACTCACCATCTCGAAGAAGGGTTATATACTTGTCACCACGAATAGTCGAAATCGTAATGTCGTCACCGTTCTTTATCCCAGAACCGGTTATTTCGTTTAGCTTATCGGTATCGATATGCATCCTTTCTCGAGTTCCAGTGTTATAAATTGTAACCTGTCGAACCTCGCCAAGAGCATGCATTCGAATGACGACACCTACTTCAGTATCACCGTCATACCAAATGTTTTCTTCTTGCCGATTTTTGATTGCGCCGAATTCAATTAGTGGCTCAGTAAGGCTTTCATTCGAAAAAGGAAATTCGAACAACGGTTCTACACCGTAGAAAGTAACCGTCGTTGTTCCGCCACTACCGGCACTAGAAAAATACGAACTCGGGCAGACAATCGAAATCTGCGTTTCTTCTTCTTCACTGAAAATATCGGGTTCATTCGATTCAACGTACCCGACGGTTTCACAAAGACGATTGTCAGTTTCAACAAGAATTGTTACAGGCTTCTTTATCGGAAAATACTTATAGGTTTTTTGTCTTGCCGCCTCGACTGTTGGAGCAAACATAAACCCTAACGTCATAACAATGTTTCGTCCTTCAGCTCTTGCCGAATTGTAAACATCTCCATCGCCAGAAGAGACCTTTGTTGAATTTATAGTTGCTTTTGGAGGACCAAGTCCTTCAATTTTTTTAACGATAATTCCAGTTTTCTCAGGCTTCATCAACTCGAGTTTAAGTGATTCACCCAAGTAATTTGTCACAGTTACAGATTTAATCACTTTTTACTCACCGCCTCTTTAGCCTGTGCAAATTGGTTCTTCGTTTGCCTATAAATATCAAGTCTAGAAAGTGCTTTGGGAGAATAGTTATTCTGAGTGAAGTTAAAATTCTGAACCGAGGATTTATCTTGGGGGTTTTCAGAAGAAACGTTTACTCCATTTTGACGAGAAGTCATTCCTCTAGCTACTGCAGCAACTTTTGCTTCTGTAACGCCAATAGAAAATCCACGATTAGCATTAAATACAGAATTCATAGTCTTCACTTTTGCATTCACATCACTAAGATCAACAACCGGAGTAATGGTGGGCTGTAAATCTGTAGTGTCATTCATGATTGCTCTTGCCCTGGAAATAGCATCTTTCATATAAGAAACAGAAGTTTCTCCAAGATCGAAAGAAGTAGTTGCGACGGTATGAATCATGGATTTAAGGCCATTAACAAAACCTTCTCCACCCCAAACACCAGACTTTTCCATCTTTTTGGAAGGGGAATGGGCATCAAGAGCCTTATTTGTAGCGTTAACTGCCGCATTTGCCATATTTCCAGCAACTTCAGCAGCTTTGATAGCATATTTGCTAAGTCCATCAACAAATCCAGCTCCGGCATTTTCACCAGCGGAATAAAATGCTTCATAGGTATTTGTAAGCCCTTCTAATGCAGAATTAACTAAAGCAAATGCTGCAGTCTTTGCATCTCCAGCTTTACTACTGATACCCGTAGTATAGTTTGTAGCCGAGTTCATACCATGGGTCATAAATGTCGGTAACTTCTCTGTAATTTTTCCGAATATTCCAATCAGAACGGAGTCCATAGTGGTCCTAGCAATCGGAATACTCTGTGTCATGCCGTTATTGAAACTGGTCATGACCATAGAACCATAGGTCACAAACATCGGGAGTTTCATAGTAATTGCAGAGCTGATAGACGAACAAATTTGAGTCCCGATAGACTGAAGCTGCGGAGAAGCATTTGCAATTTCAGAAATAAAATTACTGATGATTGTCTGAACAGAAGTTTCGGCAAGGGAAGAAAATGCATCTTTAATAGTAGTGATAGCCGTCGTATCAATAGAGGATAGCTGGCTCATAGCAGTGCTAAAAGACCCAACATTCGTCAAAAATGCAGAAAAACTATCAGAACTAAACAAAGAAAACAAATTTCCCAACTGGGTTATAAAGTCTTCAGGAATCGAAACGTCATTAAAGAATTTTAAGCCAGATGCAAAAGATGCAATCTGCGGTCCAACCCCAGTAATGTCGATTCCAACCCATTTCTTTACCGATTCAGACAAATCAGCAAGAGGTGTAATGATCTGACTGATAGACCAGCCACCGGCAAATGCAAAACTAAATGCATTAACACCATTAGCCAAAGCCTTCAAATCGTCTTCAAGTGTTTCAGGAACTCTTACATCTTTCCACTTTAAAACTGCTTCCGCAAAGTTTATAAGAGGCTGACGAATTCCGTCTAAAGTCATACCCCCAACAAATGCAAAAGTAAATGCTTTAACACCATTCGCTAAAGATGTAAGTTCATCTCCAAGGCCGCTAGGAATAGTTACATCATTCCATTTTGAAACGGCATCAGCCATGCTCCCAAGACCCGGAGCAGCTTTTGCCATAGCATCTGCGCCAAATCCGCCAAATATAAAGGCATTGATCCCTCCAGCTAAAGAGGAAAGCTGACTTCCAAGTTCCGACGGAACAGACACTCCGCTCCATTTTTTCATAGAATCAGCCAAGTCGCCAATAGGAATAGCAAAGGTTGCTAAAGCATCTGCGCCAAATCCGGTAAGAGTAAGGGAACTAATTCCTTGAGCTAAGCTCATCAATTGAAGTTTAAGTCCTTCGGGGACAGATACATCACTCCACTTTTTGATAGAGTCAGCTAAATCTCCAATTGGAATAGCAAATTTCGCAAGGGCTCCAGCGCCAAATCCGCTAAAGGTAAAAGAGTTAATTCCTTGAGCCAAATTGCTAAGCTGAGTGCCAAGAGTATCTGGAACAGAAACATCTTTCCACTTTTTAATAGAATCGGCTAAATCACCAATTGGCTTAACTGCTTTCTCAATTGACATTGCCCCTAAGAAAGACAACGTATTTGCAAAACTTCCGCCGGCAACTTGTATGAGCGCCGACCCCATAGCCGTTATACCCTTCTTTATCTCTTCCCAAGACATAGAGCCAAATTTTGCAAAAGCATTTGCCAAATCGTCAAGCCCCTGAACAGCCAAAAGTATCGTTCCAGCTCCAACAAGGCCAGCTAACCCAGTCAAGTATCCTAAAACTCCACTCACAACTCCAAGTTCAGCTAAGGCTCCACCCATTGCAACAAGCCCCTTTGCAATCTCTTCCCAGGACATGGAACCTAAAGAAGAAAGGGTATTAGCAATCTGAGAAAGACTCTGTGCTGCAACAAGAATAGTGGCTGCCCCAAGCAATCCAGACATTCCAGAAAGTTTTCCTAAAACTCCACTTACAACTCCGAGTTCGGTTAAAGCTCCACCCATTGCAACAAGCCCTCTTTGAATTTCTTCCCAGGAAAGAGAGCCTAGTTTTTTAAGATTTTCAGAAATAGTGCTTAAAGACTGAGAAGCAATTAAGATTGCTCCGCCACCCAAAAGTGAACCAAATCCTCCAACCGCACTTAAAATACCCAAAGACAAAGTCAATACGGTTAAAGCTGCGCTCATTGCAGTAAGTCCCTTTGTAATTATGGTCCAGTCCATAGAGCCAAGTTTTTGGACTACGCAAGCAATATCTTCAAGAGATTGAGTAGCAACTAAGATTGCTCCACCGCCTAAAAGTGCACCAAATCCTCCAACCTTGCTTAAAATACCCAAAGACAAAGTCAATACGGTTAAAGCTGCGCTCATTGCAAAAAGGCCGTTTTTGATTGCAATCCAGTCCATAGAGCCAAGTTTTTGGAGTCCATCGGAAAGTGCACTTAAAGACTGAGTAGCAATTAAAATTCCAGTAGAGCCTAAAATCGAACCAAATCCACCAAATTTATTTAAAAATTTCATAGAAAGACTAAGTTCAGCTAAGGCTCCGCCCATCGCAACAAGTCCTTTAGCAATTTCTTCCCAAGAAAGAGAACTGAGCGGAACTAGTGCATCTGAAAGAAGGGTGCAGGCGTATGCTAGAGCAATCATAGACGCACTAGTTTTTAAAGAAATCTTTGTTCCAGAACCCAAGAACTTAATGGCCGCAGTAAGTTCCAAAAGAAGACCGCCAATGCCAACAAGTCCCGAAATTATCTTATTGAAATCAAGTTGACCAAGCTCCACCATTGCTCCGGAAAGAATTTCAATTGCTTTAGCCATGGCAATCATTGTTATAGATGCACTTATAACACCTTTAGTTTTAAAATCCTTAAGTGTTTTTACTAAGTTTTTAAAAGCACCATTTAAAAAAGACATCTGAACTTTAATTGCTACTAATGTTCCCACAACAACTTCCGGTCTAATCTCAGAAAGTTTTTTAATGGATGACGTTAAAAGAGCAACTGCGGTAGCGATACCAATCAAAGATACAACTCGAATTCCTTCAGTGAATGCTGTTAAAGAATTGTGCAAGTCATTTAAAATTGTGGAAAATGAAGAAGTATCTCCTTTCATACTATCGAGCACATCGCTAAAGTCAAGAGCGCTCTTTATTTGGTCCACTAGGTCATTAATGCTTGTTGTAAGAGATACAAAGCTCCCAACCGATAATGCAGCAAGTAAATCTCCAAATGTTAAATTATTGGTAATCCACGAAAAAACGTCTTTTACCACTCCAAATGTTTCTTTGAAAACTGTAGAAATTATGTTTCCAATCGTAGTAATGATACTAGAAAGAGTAGAAAATCCATCTCCAACCTTTCTAATAACACTAAATACACCGTCTAAAGTAGAGATGAGTATATTGGTAGTAGTGTCAAAGAAATTTGCAGTCTCAACGCTATTATTTATTGAAGTTAACCAGGACCCAACTGCACCAGTTAAACTTAAAAATCTTCCAGCCAAATCGGCAATATCCGGGGCAAGAGCAGAAATGGTTCGCCCGATAGAAGAAATAACTTTTCCGGCTAAATCAAAAATAGAGAAAAGTCCTTCAAAAGTAGACTGAAGATTTTTAGCGTTCTCTTCCCCAAACGAAAGATTCGTAAAGAAGTCTCTAAAGGAAACAGTTGCCTGATAGAGTTCTTCTGGCTTTAAAGCTTCAAAGACATTGTCAAAAGCATCTTTAACGGGCTTAATGACCTCAAGCAAAACTCTAAATGCCTGACTCAAACCTTCAATGATATTCTCTCGCCCAGAAGAACGGCTCATCTTCATTAAGAATTCATCGACATTAATCGTTCCATTTTGAATTCCTTCATTAAGTTTGTTAAGTTCTTCGACATGCTGGGATGTATACCCAGCTGCAGAAAGTTCTTCTTCTGACATAGAATTAAGTCTATTTGTATAGTCGGAAACAGACTTAGTTAAAATGTCAGTTGTCATCCATCCTTCTTTTAAGGAAGCTTCAAAAGAACCATTTTTATCAATTAGGCTGTCAATTGCTTCTTCAGTAATTCCATACTCTTTAGAAACAGTTCGAATGGAAGTAATAAAATCATCTTGATTCGAAATACCTTCATTCAGAAATTGTTTCCACCCAGACATCAAACCGCCACGAAGAAGATCATTTCGAGCGTCAGACATTTTGCCTACGAATTCACCAAAAACGTCAGAGACACCTGTAAAAAGTTCTCTTGCTTCCTCGAAATCACCAACAATAATTTCCCAAGTTTCGGTCCAGCCAGAGGTGACAGACTCGCCCATAGTGTCGAAAAGCTGAGTAAGAGTCTTAACCTGAGTAGCTGCTTCATTTGCAGTTTTTGCCTGAGCTTGAATAGACTTAATCTGAGCGTCAGTAAAACCCATAGCCGCCAACTCTGCATCAGTCATGTCTCCAGTAAACTGGCGAAGGGTATTTAAAAGAACTTCAGAAGTAAGCCAAGAATCTTTTCCGCCAGCAGCGCTAATAGATTCTCTGAAAGAGATGCTTCTATCAACAGCTATTCCCATGGCTTCAGCGGTCTGCATCAATGCCTCTTGGAAAACTTTACCGCCCATACCAGCATTAACTACCGAGTTCCAGTCCTGAAGGCTAACTCTGCCTGCGGCAAGAGCCTGCGAAAGCTGATACATAGCAGTAGACGCTTGCTGAGAAGTAGAACCAGACATGGCAGCTAAGTTCGCGATACCTTTAATAGCCTCAACTGAAGTCTGAAGGTCGACGCCGGCCGCTGTGAACGTGCCAATATTTCTGGTCATTTCAGTAAAGTTATAAATAGTTTTATCAGCATATAAGTTAAGCTCATCTAACGCAGCCGTAACCTGCTCAAGAGTAGTTCCCTGCATAGATGTGTTTGCTAAAATTGTCTGAATAGCTCCAATTTGGGTTTCATATTCACGAAAGCCAGCGGTAATAGGAGCCAAAGTCAAACTATTAAGCAAATTCTGAGCAGTACTCAATGCCTGATTCGTAATATTTTGGAGAGCAGTAACCCCAACGATGCCAAGCGCAGAAAATCTGCTGGAGATAACTTCAACGCTAGATAAAAGTGGTGAAAAATTCACATTTTTAGAAGCTTTATTTACTTCATCGAAACTCTTAGCTGCTCCCGAAAAGTTAAGACTTTTCTTAAGCTCGTTAAGGGTGTTCATAGTTGTTTTTGCATTTGATTCAAATTGCTTATTCTCAAACTGCATTTGAACAACGCGTTCATCAACACTCTTACTCATGCACTAAGTACCTCCTTCCATGCAGATTCCGCAATTTCATCAAAAATTGGTCTCAAAGAAGGATTTATATAGTCCCTTCCTTCGACATAACCTCCCGTTCCGGTTCCGTGTCCATATTGTAAAATTATGGCAATAGGAACCCCATCGACAATATTGGAGTTTTTCCAATAAATACGATAACCTGAACTAATCTGTACAATCTCATATGACCAAGAGTTTGCAGTTTGACCAGTATCAGTCGGAGTGTTACTTCTAAGAGCAGACACCCCTTTTGCTCCGTATCTATTTAGGATACTCAAAGCATCCATTTTAGATACTTTTTTTAGAAATGCATCGGTTTTTGCAAAATTCCCTTTTTGCTTTATAGTAATCATTTTGACCGATTACCCCCTCGTCTTAAGCTCTTTCTTACGTTTTTCATTCAAAGCTCTTCTCGAGGAGAGCATTTCATGCCTACTTCGTTTCTTAGGCGGAGCATCTTTTGCGTTGAAGACCTGAATAAGTGTCATTAGTCTATTTAAATGCCACTTTTCGAATTCTACCGGAATTTTAAGTTTACACATCCAATAATAAATGACTTCGCTTGTTATTATTTCCTTTCCGCCACCTTTTTTTAAAAGATCATCGGAAAACCAAGTTGCTGTCATTTTTCTGTTAATATACGAAACCACCTTTTCCAGAAGTTCATTGTCTTCATAGATGTATTTATATATTAATGGGTGCACATTCTTTGGCTGAATAGTCATGCAGCGCATATAGTCTATCATTTCCTGTGCGGATAAAGATTTCGTATCATTCAAGAATGGCTTTTCCCAGTCGCTTTCCCATTTAGAAAGAGAGACCAATGAGTGCTCTAAAAGCAAATGAGTTTCCGGAGTTACGATAAACTCATAAGTTTGCTCGTTGAACCATTCTTTTTTAGGAACGATTATCTCAAGCATCATAGGCCTCTCTTTCATGTTAATTAGGTGTTATTAGGCGTTCCAAATGCAACATTCGCCACGGTGTCAGAAGGAATCTTAGGCTTACTAGGGGTCTTGGGAAGAATGCCTTTGATAAACTTAGAAGACATTTCTCCATTATCCTGAACAAGACTCATGAACAGAACATCATATGCAGGAGACTGTTCAAAAGCATCAGAGATTTCCTTAGACTTTTCAAAGCGCTTACCATCAGCATGCTTAATGCCATAAGCTTTAAGCAAAATCGTTTTAAACGCAGTCATAAGGGCAGGAATGTCATTCTTCTCTCTAATAAGCTTAAACGTTTCTTCCATACCGCCAGGAAGCATGGCATCCATCTCAATCAGTTCGGACTGAGTAAGATTGAAATAAAGATTTTCAGTGCAATGCACTTCGTTATAGTCATCATATTCAACAGGCCAGATAAGCATATTGGAACTCCTTTCAAATCACAAGAAAAAATAATCCATTTTGACTTCCATGAGATTTACTCCTCAGGAGTCATCAGAGTCTTAACCTCATCAGGCAGAGGCAGAGAGGGCGTGCCGGCAGAATCGTCGCCATACAGTTTCTTCTCCAATTCAGCCAGTTTGGCGGGATCAGCCTTAGTGGAGTCGATAATCAGATGAGAAGTGGGTTTAAAGCTTTCAACGGTAACCGGAGTGGTAGTGACCTCCCAGCTGAAAGTAACAGCTTCAGGAGAATCGTTCACAGTAGAACGGCTCTTTTCGCTGGGGGAAGCTTTGGCACCATAAACCAGATGCAGCTTATAGCCGTGGTCAGTACCTTCAGTATCGTTACCAATCAGAGTACGATAGCTAAAGCCGAACATCTTACGGTTCTGCATGCCGATAGTGACACCCTTTACCAGCTCAGCACTACCGTCACATTCTTCAAATTCTGCAGGATAAGTAAACGCTTCAATAGTCGCGCCAAACTCCTCAGCAGAATACAGGTCCAGATACTTGATGTTATCAGCATACTGGGGATTAGATTCAGCACCAGACGGAGTCTCATTAACTGCCGTCAGGCCATTCCAAGCGACACCAGTGCCATAAGTGCTACTGTCGGTATCATAAACATACAGAACGCCGCGGTCAATACCAGTTTCATACAGGCGTTCACCAGTCTGGTCCCATTTCAGTTTAGCCATTATTTTCCTCCTTTTCACCAGTATATTCTATATACCCAGTGATTTAAATTGTTAACTTTGTAAAAACGTTCAAAAGAACATTTCGGAAGAGAATCCAGTTCTTCAACGAATTTACTATCCGGGTTCTCGTCAATAAGAGTTGCTAAATATGCTGGATCTTTTGTGTAAGGTTTGTTATTAGCATGCAAATGACTTATATCGTCCAATTCATAGACTATTGCCGGATAAATCATTTGGATATTATCAGGAGGCTGAAAATAAACGTTCCGGCTCCCTAAAATCTTCTCAAGTAACCCTTGTAGTTTAAGCCGACGTTCCATTATATATGCCTCCTAAAGTAAGTAGAAGTCTTGGGTATTTAACCTCTACACTGGTGACCTTCCATCTAGCGCCCATGTATTCGACATAGGCAATAAATCCAACATTTTCTCGAATATAAGGATCGGAGACAATGCTTAACTGATTCGAAAGCATAACATTATCAATAATCACGCTATTAGAATCAGACCGTTGAATATTTCGAAGAATATCCCCACGATACTTTTTAACTACGATCTTGTTTTTATAAATACCAGATCCCTCTGGTTCTTCAACAGCTTTCGTAAACCCAATATTGCCAAAAAATTTAGACATCGTCTCACCTCCTTACTCCATTTTGACTTTATTCTTCAGCAGGCTTAGACTTATACTCCTTAGAAGTACTGGTGCCGGTGCCGATAGAAGTGGCGACAGTAATCTTAACTTCGCCGCCTTCATCCTTAAAGAACACAGGATGATAGAAAGTGCTATCAGCAGAAATCAAAACCAGACCCTTCTTGGCCAGATCCAGCAGATCATCATGGCTAATAGCGTTCTTATGGACTGCATCATAATACAGAACATTGTCACTATGGCCATACAGAACAACCTTAGAAACATACTTGTCTTTCAGGTCGCCATAAATCAGTTCGGGCTTAACCATAATTTAATTCCTCCTTACTCTTCTTCAGGCTCCAGCGTCAAGCCGGAAATATCATAGATTGTCTTTTCGCTCTTAACTCCGTTAAGCTCGGCATAGACTTCAAGCTTCTGCTTAGCTTTATCGATAATTCTAGAGCACATTGTCAAATCCGGTTTTCCAAGAATTTTATCCCCAACAGTGCCGTTCGTCTTCAGCACGTGAACGTCTGCTTCATACGGATCAGGAGTATATTGCATCACAAGGAAATGGCCCTTTTGCTCTTCGGGAAGAGAACTAAAACCCGTAAAGTCTTTCACATAATGAAGCGTGCCGGTAATCTTGTTACCATCTACGGTGATTCCTTCCTGAAGCTGAGACGTTTTCATGCCAAAAATATCAAAAGACCCATCCCGAGGAGATGCGGTCACTGTTGGGGTCAGATAGGATTTTCCTTCAGCTCAACGGCGATAGCAGAATACGGAACGGTCAGGGCGCCAGAGCAACGAGTCTCAATCAGATATTTCTGAGCGTTGTAGTCAATGTCGAAATCATCGAACATAGTGACCGCACCGCCCTTATCGGCACCGACATTGTAATCGCGCATATTAAGAATCAGACCGTACAGTTCATAAGTCCCACCATCGGTGAACCGCTTCAGGCCTTCCATAACAGGAACAGTCACGATACGACTAACACGCAGCTTACGAGCCAGCTGAGCTTCATCAGTGTAAATATCACGACCGGTGCTATCAGTCAGCAGCAGCATGTTAGTCAGATTCTCTTCAGTAGTGAACAGAACAGGGCTGCCGGAACCCTTATAATCCTTACGAGCCTTGATAGCGGCCTTGATGAATGCCTTAGCCTTCTCATCATCGGTTGCCCGCTCTGCTACGGTGAACGGATACTTAATAGTAAACAGATCTTCATCAGTCCAAACAGGACGAATGCACAGCTCATTGATCTTGTCATCGGAAGAAGTCGAGCGGCCATCACCAAACAGGAAAGCACGAGCCAGTTCCTCATTCAGCATCATGCGCATCTCACTGCGCAGCATAGCCACAACGTCGAAATCAGCATCGATCAGATCGTCGCGATCCATCTTCTGCTTCTTGTAAACGGTGGTGGGATCAGTGGTACGCTTCAGCAGACCAAAGACCTGCTCCTTTTTATACTTGCCCTTGATGTAGCCCTTAGCGCGAGCATCATCCTCAGTCAGATCGGCGAAAATAGACTTAATGCGAGCAAAAGCAGTATGATGAACACCGCTCATGACCACATTAACCCAATCCATATCACGAGTAATCTGAACAGGAGCCGGAGTTACACTCTTATGATCCGGGAACATCACTTCCAGATTTTCGATGCCATGCTGAATGGCACTTTCCTTCAGACTACCCAAACGCTTAGCATCCTTAAGAGTAGCAGTCAGAGTTTCAGAATGAACCAGAGTGGTTTCATCCTTGCCAGTAGATTTGTCAAAAACATTGTACTTCACAGTATCTTCCCCCTCAGTATTAGTAGACTGTTTTGTTTCTTCAGACGATTCTGCTTCTTCTGAACTTCCATTATCGGTCAATAACTGACCCACAAGAGCATAAACAACAGCCTTCTGTTTTTCGCTCATGGTATTAAAAACATCGCCAACAGTTTCTTCAGATTCAGGCTCCTTAGGAGCTTCCTTATCAGATTCTTTAGGTTCTTCGGTATTCGAGGAAGAACCCTTAGGCTCTTCTTTCATCTCATCTGCATGACTGATTTCAAGAGGATCATTAAAATAAGCAATAATTTCCTGATCCTCAGAATCGGCGCTATGATTAATGACTTCCTCAATGAATGCTTCTGGATTTGCTCCTGCAAGAACCAGACTTACTTCTCGAATAGTTCCATGAACAACATCCGATCCGATCTTCTTGATTTGATTTGCGCAAATAGACATTGCGTCCAAATCGCCAGACTGAACCAAGATTTTAGCAATCTTACCGTTCGTTGTGTCATTAAGGTATCCATAACTATAAACACCTTCGGGGCGATTCTGCAAGAAAGCATGACCAATCACATTATCAATATTGCTATGGTCATGATTGTACACAATAGGAACTTTCTTGCCATCGCAATCTTTGAATGCATCCTGGCGAATGATAAGCCCGTCACTGCATCGGCAATTGGCTTTTGTCGCCCAGCCTTTAAAATCGCAATCTGCATAATCCATTTTGAATTTTATTCCTCCTCTTCTGTAGTATCGGTTCCGTCCGCATCTTGCTTAGAAGTAACCAAAGCATTCTCATCAGGTTGTTTATTCTCTGCTGGCTCACTAAGATTTTTATTCCTAAGTTCATCAGCGGAAGGATCATTAGAAGGCTTCATTCCGATAATCTGACGTATTTCATTAGACGTCATAATCTCATTTCGAGTCATCTTATCGGCAATTTCAGCAATCTGAGAAACAGGAACCAACTTAAACGGATCTTTAAAAAACATGATAGACTGCTTCTGCGATCTAGCTGTTCTCGTTAAAAATTTCCGTTTCATTTCATCTACAATAGCAGATATAATTGGTTCTACCGTTCTACTGTTGTAGTTGAGCATGGTTTCTTCATTTGCTGTTCCGTCCATAACAGCTGTAGTTATGCCAAGTTGGCTATAAAGCATATTAGTTAAATACTCAATTTGCTTTAATAGATTATTGTCAAGGGATCGATTTAACTGAGTTATATGCTCGGTTCCATCGATGTATGCAATACCATATTTAGAGCCCATAAGCTGATCTTCAATTTGCTGCCTTCTTCTTTCAGCCTGTTCTTGCTTCAAACTAGACTTAAGAGAATAAGGAAGCTGAATAATCAAATCCATTTTTCCAGAACTGGCCGCTTCGTCTACAGCGTCAAGAAGACTCAGTTTCCTTATAAGACGTTGAACTGTAGAATTCGTTTCATTCACAACTGCATAAAGAGGATTTTCTATAATTGCAACACATCTTTTTGGATACACAAGTTCCTCTTTTTGCCCAGTCTGGTCGTTATAGATTCTAACCCTGACGCTATCCGGATACCATTCGATAATCTTTCCCGTTCGCATTGAATAAATGTCAAACGAAGAATTTTCAAAAAAATTTTCAGATGCTTCGATCGGGCAAATGGCAACGCATCCCTCATCAAGCATTGACATGACAATGTCTTGCACAAACGCTCTAGAAGTTTGATCAATATTTGCAGACAAAGTCAGGCACTGATTCAGGCCATCGTCAATAGTTTCAATGTATCGATTGTTGTCGTCTAATCTAACATGCTGAATAGATATTGCGGACACGTCTAAGGCTATTCTATTATAAACAGCAGTAACAGTTGTCTTTTCCGCGCCAATAGAAAGTCTAGATCTATCGGGGCGATAGCTGTAACCATTTCCGTAATACCTCGTAGGTTCTCTACTTAGAAAAGCATTCCAAGCCCTTCTAATTCTAGAGCCAATGTTAAACTCCATTTTGACCAATCACCCCCTCACTCAAAAGCTTCTTTATTTAATTTATACGCTACAAAAGCGTCCATCATGGCAGACACGGCATCAATCTTTGCTTCATGTCGCTTCTTAAGAAGTTTTCTATTTCCGTTTGTATCTTCCATGACAATGCAATTTCCCATGGCAAATGTCATAAGACTCTCATCGAACAAAAGCATTTTTTCTTCTGCTAATTTCTTAAGTTCACCAAGAGGAACAGACTCAGTTCTAGCACCTTGAATGACCTTTACAATTCCAAAATCGCCATTTTCAGTTTTCCATCGATTGACAAATGCTTCTGCACTATATGGGTCATATCCAAAGCAGCAAACGTCATACTCGCGTTCGATTATATGCTGATCGAGATCATCGTATACTTGGTCTAGATCGAGAACTGTTCCTTCCATGACTATCAAACTTCCTTCATTCATGAACTCTTCGTATTTAAGTCTCATTGCCAAAGGAAGTTTATTTAAAGTTAAAGAAGAAATGTAGTTTCTTGTTTTTATACCAAACGAACCATCCGATAAAGGAAACAGAAATGTAAAAGCACAGAAGTCATCGCCCTGAGAAAGGTCGGCTCCAAGAGAACAAGGCATACCCCAAAAACTTCTTTTCCTATGGCAAAGGGTTTCCTCATATGTAAAGTAATAAGTATAGCCTTCCATAGGAATACCAAAACGTTTAGCCAAAGTATCATTACGAGTTGCAGGAGCATTTTCTGCTCTGTCGACTTCAGTCTGATAAGTTTCATAGCTAACTGTTTTGTCAAGATTTGGGTTGGCTTTAACCCACATCGAAGGATCGCCAACTTCGTCAATAGAATCCAGCTTATACCACCAAATGGAAACATGAGGGTTTACATACTTTCCTTTAAGTATATCCATTAGCTCCATTTTGACTGTATCACCACTGCCGTTTCGAACTGTGCCTTCAGAACTCGTCGCAACAATAAGCCAGTTATCAACCTTAGAAGCACTTTGCTCAAGTGGTGTCATTACATCTTCCTTAACATCACCAGAAAGCCATTCATCGATTGTTGCAATTTTACAACGAAGACCTTGAAGTTTATCGATCTTCATTGGGCGAATTTCCAAAAGAGAATTAGTAAGGAAATTCTCAATTCCCTTTTTAGTCGGTGCTAGTTTTTTTCTTAAAAATTTAGAACCGGAAGTATTCTGTAGGGTGCCTTCAGTTAAAAACTTAAAAACGGGACCTCTTGCTCTAGTTATAGAAGTTGCTATTGGAGACATAACCTCATCGGCTTGTCGCATTGTAGGTGCAGTAGTAACCTGATGAGTTGTGGAAGGGTCTACAACAAGAAAAAATGCTTGTATAGAAGATGCATACATGGATTTTGCTGCACCACGTCCAACAATTAAATATTGTTTATTTATTAGACGCTTTTTCACTCTTTTTCTTACGTATCTTCCACCATGTCCATTTTCATAAGGTTGGTATACACTTTTATCTTCAAAGTAATACCAGCCAAAAACTTGCTCGCCCCAAAGTTTAAAAGTATCCAGCAAATGCAAGTCTGAACCGTCGGTTAATGTCAGTTCGCTTTCGCAGAATTCAATCCACCCTTCAACGGCTTGATCATCGTAGTAAACACCCGGGTTATCAATAAGATCATCGATTCGGTTCATTTCCATTGATACTTCTTGACAAACTGGTATGTCTCCTCTTATTACGGCATCTCTAAATTCTCCGTAATACTTTGGAACGGCTGTATTTGAGAGAGCCATATATCAAACCCCCTGGGATTTACTTTTTCTTATTCGGATTAGAAACAATATAAGAAGCCGCCTCAGCTGCGTTAAACTGTTTTGTCATAGCAACTTTGACGCCGTAAGCAATACCACCTGCAATAGCAGCGGTAAGAACTTTCTTTCCGGCAGAAGACATCATCTCTTTAACAGCTTTCTTTCCAGGACTAAGATCTTCTTCTGTTAAGCTCTTAAGCTCTCTTTCCATTTTAAGTCGTTTGATTTTAGCTTCAAGTTCGGAATCAGAAAGATTTCTTCTATTTTTAGCATCCTGCTTTCTTTCTTCTCTAACTTTTTTATCCTCTTCTTCTGCATATCGTTTCTTTCCAGCATCGGTCAAAGAACCGTCTTCATTCTGGTATCTTCGAACGCCCCATTTCTGGCCTTTAATACCATGATGATAAATGAATTCGTTTTCCATTCTTTCACCTCCTCAATCTAAACTTTCTGCCTGTACGTTTAATCTCCACTCATATTCTTTTGCTTGATTCTCCATAGAAGTAAGAGTAAAAGAATTCTGAGGTGGATCGAACATAATTCTTACTCGTAAATACATATAGGATTTTACAAGATTGAGATTCTGCTTATCTGAAATATATTCGGACCAAACGGAGGTTTTATCCTGAATAGCAAACCCTTCCTTTGGCCCAACACCAAGCTGAGAGAGAATTGTAAACACAGAATTAATGTGCATAATAATTTCGTCATCGAAATCTTCACAATCCTCTTCTATTCCGAGGTTCTTTTTAACCAAGGTTAAGATGCTGTCCATAAAAACCTCCTCTCTTTTAATGTTTCCAAGGACTAGTGTCATTTTTATAGCGAACAATTGGGTCTAGGATCAAACTTTCTTTCGTTCCATAGTGAATTGCTTTATGTGTTTTATCAGTCGTGGTAATTAAATAATTAGGGTTCAAAAGAAATTCTGTGCTTTCTTTAATATCTGAAATGGAAATCGGATTCATATGATGCACATGAATCAGAACTCCTTCTGGAATCTCCCTTCCTTCAATCGCCAGGTCTCTTCCAAGATCTCTGGAAATCACTTTGTCTCTAATTGAAAGCCATTCTCTTGAACGGTAGAACATTTGATTAAAGATTCTATCAAATCCAAAAGTTTCCGATCCAATTTTTCCTCGGAGTTTTAAATATTCGTATCTTTCTTCAAAAGTTTTAAGCTGAATCAGATCAGTATAAGTACGAATCATCAGTTTCCTCCCCTAAAGAACCCTGATACCTACGCATAGCTTCAACTGCAGCCTTTGCTGTAGCTTCACTTTCCTCGGCAGCCTTATACGATCTAGTTTTTGCCTCAGCAAGAGCAATCTGTTGCTCCAAAAGCTTATTTTCAAGACGAGATTTAGCTGCTCCCATCTTTAAATAATGAACCAAAACCTGACTCGAGGCAGTTCCTTCTATAAGTTGCTGCTTTGCCAGGTTCGTAGCCAAAGAAATCATCTCATTTTCGCTAGCATCGGGGTCACATACTGGTCTAGTTCTATGGTTTGACGGCTTTTTTGGCTTAGAATCAGTCTGCTTCAAACACTGAGGCCTCCTTTCCTAGTAGTTTTATAGCAGTTTAAATATAGTTTCCTTGAGATTTTCATGGGTTTTCCCCTTGGCTTTAGAAGAAAGAGAAATT